CCCCGCATAAACGCAGACCAGTACTCGTCGTTACGGCGACCACGCAACATACTTACCTCTCTATTGAACCTATAGCCACCCTGAGACAACGTGGCATACAGTTCCTGTGTCGAGAAGCGTTTGGCTTGACCCGTAGGGCCCTTGGCTGGATCACCTTGTGATGTGTAAGAGCCGATACCGCGACCGCTTCCTTTGGATTCGGCCATATGGTGTAGAGCCATGAAATAGCTCATGCCCGTAAGGATACCGGGGATCTTACGACCATTGCGTGGGTCAGTGAGAGTCTCTTTATCTTTGAGGCCGTGCTTCTTAAGCTCCTCGGCCACCAGTTGTCGAGCGTTGCGCCCTTTGAAGTCCTCGATGTTGTAAGGCTTCCCTGTCTTGGCAGCTATCTTGCCCAACGCCATCTCGAGCGGAAACGAACTGTTACCGCGGGAGATAACGGCTAGCGGACTCACCAACGCATCTACGTGATCGCCGCTTTCATCCACCGGCATCTGTTCGTTAGGGAATATTCTGATCGTACCTTTGTTACCGAACGATCCAGCTAGCTTGTCGGCTTCTTCCAATGGCTTGGCGGATTTGACTACTACGTTAAATCCCTTCTCGTCTTTGTATACTCGCACCACTTCGCCCGGATGATTATGGTCCCACGTCATGGATACGTTGGAGTAGTTAGGCGAGCCTTTCTTACTAACTCGACCGCCGTCTACTTTGGATCTCAACGCCAGGATCAAGGGGTCGCCTTTGTTCACAATGGTACCCGGCTTGATCACTCCGTCGTCATCGATGTTATCGATCAACTTCTTGTCGTACGTCATACCCTGAGTAGCCAAGAACGATTTCTTGCCGGTGATATCACCTTGCGACTTATCTAGGTAATGCTTGTACGCTGTCTGAACTCGCATACGGTCAGCCAATCTCTGACTAACGATGATCGCGTCTTCCCAGTTCTCACCGTATGGGAGGAAGGCTGTTTTGACGTTCAAACCGAGAGCTACGTCACCGTTGTTGTCAGTGAAATTACTTCTAGCCAACAACTGCCCTGGCTCAACTGTATCCCCTGGCCTGACCGCAGCCTCATTGTGTATATAAGACTTGCGGGCTGTGGGTCTGTAATGATCGATCGATATCTTTTCTTTCCTGCCACCAGCGTAAGCCAACTCGATATAGTCTGGTTTAACATCAAGAACCGCTGCTCGCTCTTTGGCCCTTATGGCACCGAAAAATCTACCCATCTTGTTGTCGAACGAATCAGCGTCGTTGCTACCCGGTAGGCCGCTTCGCACGTATCTCGCTTCTCTGTTCTCCAGAGGTAACGCCTGCCCTGCCATGCGAGCACCCATCGCGATTCGCTGAGCAAACATGTTCGACTTAAGCGGAACTAGATTGCCTGCGTGACTAAAAGAGTTTTCGTAATTAGCTAGACGGTACTGAGCTGTACCGGCCTTAACTGTCTTAAGCTTTCCGTTTACCACAGCGACTTCGTATCCGGGAACGGCGCCCGGACCGATCGACATTACAGAATCAGCGATTTGATCTGGCGATCGCCAGACTTCCTGACCTGTCTTGGTGTCGATAAACGGAGCGTAGATCTTCTTGTCGCGACCGATCTTGAGATGGCTCGACGCGTTAACGTCTACGCCGACCTTAAGGTTTTCCGTGGTACGCGACGTATCGATGAATCCGAACTGACCAGGGTTAACTGCTCGAGCCTCTTTAGGCGTCGACTGAGAAGACGGCAGGCCGCCCTCGCCGTATCGAGTGATACGTGTCAGCTTGTCCAGGACTTCGAGCGGATTGATCTCTTCGACCGAGTTCACCAATCCGCTGTTATAGACGGCAGCATTGAGCTGTTTGTCTAAGAAGCCCGTGGGCATATTCTTAAGCGAATTGCGAGAAGCCAGCTTGAACAGTTGCTGCTGACGAATGCGAGCGTAATCGTTAGCGATACGTTCCGACATGATGTCAGCCAGATCATGGTACGTGGCGAACGCTGGGTGATCGCGGTCATCCTGATCAACGTCGCCCTTGGCTGTACTAAGCACCTTCTTAGTTGCCGTAAGGATTACGTTCTTATCGATCTTGCCGTTATTGCTGATACCCAGAGTACGCTGCATGACCTCGTCGTCGATCTGCATAGCGTCAAACGCTTGACGGATCTTCTCCCTCATTTCGGGTATGCCGTCTGACTGACTTCTTTTAGCCTTCGGAACAATTCGTTCGTACAGCTTAGGCACGCCCTTGGGGTCGGACTTACCGTAATTAATGTCGGCGATATCCTTACCCCACGCAGCCTCAACTTCCTTACGATCGGCGCCGAGAATGTCTAAGAGTGCCGTAATAGGTACGCGACTATGTCCGAAATTAACTAAGAAGCGACCGGTGTCCGGTTCCATAATGTATCGGTGGGCCGGGCCCGTGCCGGACCGCACATTCACGTGTGCTTCCGACTCGCCATTCTTTCTGCGTCGAACATAGACTCCGGGCCGCAATCGTTGCTGCAGACCTGCCACATAGCGTGTTCCGCGTAGGACAATGCTCCCATCGTCGAATACGTGAGGCACGTTTGCTACGACCTGTTTACGTTGGTCTACGACCTCGCCAGTGGCGTTATTGATTAGCGACCACGTACCCCGAAGTCGACGCGTAGCCGACTTCTTACCGAGCAGTATGTCCGTCTCTTGTGCCCTGGTGTAATTAGGCTCTGGATCAGCGTAATCGACGTCACCAAGTGTAAGAGTGTGGGTCTTACCTACGACTGGCGGCATGCTTCCGGCAGCACTTGCTACCGATTCGTAGAGATTTCTCCGTAACGCTACGCCGTCGTCAACAGCCCGCAAATCCATAGGTTCAGCTATCACTGGGGGATTCATGGACAATGGGGCAGGTGTATTTACCTGCCCCATGGATAGAATTTGGTCGTCGGACATAGTCATCCAATCTTATGCTACGTTTTCCTCAATCAGCGGCTGTGGCTGTGGTACCACTGGCGTCGCTGCTAGTTCGACCGGTTGGTCGCGTCCAGCCAATTGTAATCGTTGTAGCTGTGCTCGTCGCAATGCATTGGTCTTCCAATCCTTCGAGCCAGCATTAAAGCCTGCTCTAGCGCCCATCGCACCGCCTGCCATCAGGGTCGTAAGATACAGACCCGCCAGAAGTCCGGCTGCTTGTGATGTTCCTGGACTCACCATCGGACTCGCTACTGCATGCTTTTCAAACACATTGATCAATCGATCGAAATTACGGGCCAGCTCACTTCTTTCGGACGCCGTCTTGCCAGCTGGCGGTGCTGCCAGTGCTTGTTCGTACTCTTGTTCAGCCTTGGCCAACTCAGCCTTCATAGCGTCATCTCTGAGTCGCTTCATGATGGCGTTGCTGGCTAGGTGTGAAGCACCGAACGACAACGCACCGGCACCGACAACCGCTGGTAAGTACCAGGGTAGTTGCATCGGAGTGGTAGCCTTGGAGCCGCTAACTACGTTGCTACCCAACTCCTTGGCGTATTGAATCGGGTGCTGAACGACGTTGGCAAGTTCACTCGCCAATTTCAATTGCGACGACGGGACACCGAACCCAAGTTGCATAGGCGAGTAAGCCAATGCCGAAGGATCATTCTTCTTGCGTAAGTTGCGTTTCTTTTCTGGCGCAAACAACTCGACGTTTACCGTCCCACCGGTAGGTATAGTCTTGTGACTCACTTGCTCCCGGTTCAATCGCATCAACGCCCTCAAGCCCGCTAGAACCGTCCCCGCTCCTAGACCAGCCATCGCCACGTTCTTCACGTTGTGGATCGCCTGTGTCTTCGCTACGTTCGACATTACTTCGTTGTATGCCGCATCCGCCGCCGCTTGTTGAGTCGGACTCAATCCCGATTCCTTGATCAACTTGTGTAACGCCACTGGCCGAATTGCTTGGTCGTTGCTTAATGCCATTTTCAATAAATTCCAGCTGTTTTGAGATCAGTACGTCGAACTGCTCGTACCAGATAACGTGGACGAATAAGTTCGGCGGAAGTGACTTATCCTTAGAACTCCCGTTATTGTATTCACGCATGTAGATTATCTGAAATTCACCAGATGCATTGCGTGTTAGGACCTCTTCAAATGTCCTGCCAGCCTGCGTATACGTTGGGTCGCCGACCTTGAATATGCCCGACCTAGATACCTTGCACGTACCCGTTTGATTTACGTATTCAGACCTGCTGGCAAGAGGTGGTACGCCCTTGAAAGGCAAACCGAAGTCCTGATAGTACCTATAGCTTAGTTCTTCATTTTCCATATCTGGCCGCTCCGACAATGGTTATACACCATCGCAAGAGCAGTTTAATCAGCACTAAGCTATAAGAACCGCATTTTTCGTCTAAGAGAAATTAGTATGCGGTGCTTGTTCTTCGGTCTGGCGACCGGCATTTAGCCGAGCGGTTTCATCTCGCAACGCTTTCAAGATCTCGCGATTCTTGAGTGATTTAACAGCAGTCGACGATTCGTCCATGTTGGACGCAAGCATGCGACCGCCGTAACTACCTAGCCCATATGCAGCGAGAGGTCCACCAATCAAAGCCAGAGGCAAGTAGCCTCCAAGGCTTTTGGCGGCACTTGTGCCGACATCGACGGCAGATGACATCAGCTTGCCGGGCAAACCAGCCACGCCAGTAGCAGCCAGTCCTGCTGGGATCAGCCCTAATGCTGCGTCCAAGAACCCGCCTGCCGCTGGCGATGCTGCAGCTGCTGCCGCAGGATTCGCCAGCTTTGTCATTTCTTCGGCAATGTCTTTGCCATCTGCGTCCATCTTTTCGAACACATCGGCTATGAGCCCAGATACCTTGGTCATTTCGTCCAAGGTCATACCTTTATCGATCCATTCGGACAAACAGGTTGATACGTACTCGGCTCGGTCGATGGCCATTATTAATCTTTCCCCGGAACAAACGGTGTGACGATCAAGGCCGACGTTTTACGGCGCCGAATCTTGTCTCTGGTACAGGACTCGGAGCTCGGAGGGCCTTGCTGCTCTGCCTCCTTTATAACGTCGTGCATGGCATCCAAGAATTTTTCCATCATTCGCTCTTCGTCACCGTATCGACCTTCGCGGCGTGCTTCGACCACGCCAGCGTGCAGATCCTTACATCTGGCCTGCATTTCTTCGATACTTTTCTGCTGAAAATCTTCCTTACCATTCGGTAATTCGATACTCAAGCAAATGATTCCGTTATTGGCCCATGCCGCCAATTTCCCTACCTTGGCAACCTTCTTCATGTGAAGGTTGCCGGGGATGTATAGACCTGATGGTGTCAGCATTTGCTACTCGCAAAACTTAAGTAATGCTTGCTCGATTTCCGACGGAATGATCTTCTCTCCGACCGGAAAACACTTGGTAACCTTGCTGCTTTTTACGTTCACATCGGTTTGTTCCCGAGTCACGTAAAGTTGGCGATGTACGACCGTTAGTCGCAGCTGGACTTGGTCTTTGCCGCCGTCACTCAACAAGTGAGCGATAACGTGTGCTAGATCAGAATGATCCAACGCGGAATGTGTCTCGGTAGAAATCTCGCCCGTGGTAACTTTAGCTGGCTTTGCTGCCATGCTAACCTCCGTATGCCAATGGCACTAATGACTTAATCAGCCCTGCAACAGCTCCACTTTGTCGAAGAGCGTTCTTAGCGGAAGCGTCCATTCCAAGGATGCCACCTAAAACAGCCCCGACTGCTGTACCAGCAGCATATCCGGAGCCGAGACCGATTGCCATACGGCCAATATCCGCTGGCGTCACAATTGGCAGCAAACTCTTTTTACCAGGGAGATGGGCTGCCCCTTCGAACAGGCCGACGGTCGCCGCCTGGATATGCGGTGGCAAATACGGCGATACGTAAGGATCCTCGTATACGAGATCCTTAATTCCGTCCACAGAAATGTAATTGGCCCGGTACGGAGTGTAATTCGTAATTAATCCAGCCGCCTTCGGAAAGTCCAACGACGTTCCCGTTAACGGATTTTGTCCAGTAGCGTAATTGACACCCATATAAGCAAGGCCGGGCAAGAGCCCTATGCCAGCACCTATCAGGGCGTTATTGAGTCGGTTGCGGAACATATGGTTACCGGTCACCCGGTTACCTAGCTCACCTGCTGCGATACCTGCCGCAGCACCCAGCGGTGCCATTACCAACATACTGCTCAAAGGGCCGGGATGATTCGGTATACCACCGATATCGCCGCCCCAGATTTGAGCGATGCGCCCAAGGTAATCCGGAACTGAGCCTACCATTTCCGGATTACCCTGGACGTAACTCCCAGTTTCACGTAATGAGTCTACGGCCTCCATGGCCAACTTTATGCCGTCGTCAAACGACATATCATCAGCCAACACACCTGTCAGGATAGCCACGCTCATTACGTCACTAGACATCGATCTTAAGCTCCAATGGATCCAAATCAACGTCTCCAGGCCAAACAGCAATCTGGACTACTTTCGATTCGGTCAATATGGACATTGTTACCTCCATGCCTTGGACAATCCAAGTAAATTCACCGTCGCCGGTTTTTTCATCAATCGCGACATTGTCGGGTCTTTGCGAAGTAGAGATCTTCGCCAAGATGTCTCTTACGGCCTTTTTGTCCGAAGATTTCTTGACTTTGTCGATATCTTTCGACCCGCACACCGGTGACATTTCTGCATCCATTAGATCGAATCCAGTTTGTTAAGAGCCTGCACAATCTGTTGCCGGGTGTAGCGTAATCTCAACGCCAACACTTCCACAATGATAGTATCTTCAGGGCCGGCTTTCTTAGCCATAGCCTTCTTAGCAGGCTCTATCAGAGAATTCGATCCGGCCTTGGTTTCAGGTTGCGTAACTTTCACCGGCTTACCGGTGGTAAGCGGTTTTTGTGGCGTGACCTTAACCGGCTTACCAGCCACAGGCTTCTGATCCCTCATCGCCAGTCGTCGGGAGTTGGTTCGAAGTACTCCCGCGTAATTCTTGTTGATGTCCAGCCCAGTGGCTTTCTTGAACGCCGCGATAAAGCCCGGAAGTGTAATGTCCGGGGATTTCTTAACGATCTCCAAAGCTACGTGAGCCTTCTTAATTTTTCCTTCACTCATTGTCTTTGCCTTTACTAAGTTGTTCAGTTAAAACCCGGGCAACAATCTCGTCCGCACACTGGACTGGAAAACAGTCTGTTGCCTTAAGGTAATTCAGTGAAGCAGTGTCCATACCAGCCAGGATAGTTGGTACGGCGTCTGCGTAGGTATCGATGTTCGTCATTACTAACCATTTCTTAGTCTCATAGTCTAAGAACTGAAGAGCGGTTTCGTAACCGTCCTTCCCGATATCTCCGAACACGATACCGGCGATAACAAGCCATTTCACGAGAAAAGAACTGCCCAACGAACTACCTCTTGCGACGTAAGTCCATTCAACAACTTTCTTAGCTGCCTCGGTAGCCTCCTCGACGCCGATAGATCGAACAACCTCGAGTAGCGGAAAAAAGTCTTTGTCCGCTTTCAAAGATTCCCACATTTCCTTGGCTCGATCCATGCCTTTGAGCTCTTCGTTGGGTAGCTCTAAGTCGGCCACGACAGCTGTCGCCATGGCGACCGACATGTCCGACACCCTCTTAAGAATTTCTGTTTTCGCCGCCATAGATGCTGCCATATTTTGATTCCATCGTGTGAGTAATACGTAGTACGTCGACTATTTCGCCTAGGCTCTTTTGAAGCGTTTCTTTCACCGGTAAGTTTCTGCGTATGGCAGATATTAATTGTCTGCCGAAAGCATCCAGTGATTTAACGATGTTGCCGAAACATCGTTCTGCCGATAGCGACCCTATATGGTTCGATAAGTTTTTCGGGAACCTATCCCTGCAACTTACCCTCATACTGCCGTGGTATTCGCGTGTCCTTTGGATATGCGTCATTGGGAAAGCCGTTGGAGCGATGAAGCCTATGTCCGAGCTACTAACACCGTCGATAGCAGATAAGACTTTGGCCATGGCTATTAGCTCTTTCTCGTTTACGACAGGTAGCCAACTGATGCCAGCTGATTCCGGAAAAGACATGCCGAACAAGATATGTAGGGCCGAGGCACCTAATAACGGATGATACGTTGCAGCGTTCTTATCATCGCTACTTGCAATGAATGTGTAGATCACATTAGGGGCGTACTCCAAAGAGAACGAGTCGTATAGCTTATGTGTAAGCCACGGCTTGATCTCCATTGAATTGTTTTCCAACACTTTTGGCATAGATGCCGCAGGCGTGGACAAGATGATGTGATCACCAAAGGCTTCCATGAACCGAGATAACGCCGCCAACGACGTCAGTGAACTGATTTTGTTTCTAGTCAAATACTCTCGGTTGTATACCCTGAGAATAGACACGTCTTTGTTGAACTGTGCGTTCGACGTAGTCGCACCTACCGCGTATTTTATGAGCTCTTCGTTAGACTCCTCCATACTGTCCAGTATGGCTTTCGGGAGATAGCCGTAATCATCTCGATGCTTACCGTAACACGCTGTACGTATCATCGAAACTTTGCTGACAGTGTTGTCGACTTTCTTGGGCTTACTAGCTTCGACATACGGTAGTTTTTTAGCCTCGTGCCAATCCGCCCATATCAGCTTGGCTACGGTAGGACTTAATACAAACACGTCGGCATAGCGACCATACGAAGTCGAGTTTCGAACATTTCTACTGAAAGCCGTCTCTGACCCGCGTAGCTTCTCGTAAGTCAGATCGCTGTCGCATACGCGGACGTCGACCGTTCGCTTGTACACCTTCCAGCTAATAGCTCCGTTGAAGGCTTTTTCTCCTTGAAAAGCAGCTTTAGAGTATCGAGAGTATCGGCTGAACTTACCTAACAGGTAGTGCAGGTCCTGGCCTTTTAACGAATCTAAAACGACTTGCGGATCATAGTCTGCGTTTGGACGCATAAGACGCGACAACTTTTGGTGTTCGTCAACATCGCTGAATCTTACAGTGCCCGGTTCGACGAGAAGGGCGTCGATCCTGTCGTTCACGGCCTTATGAGCAAAGCCTACCTTGATATCACTGAGTGCGTTGACAGGTATCGAGTCAACGACCATGGAAGCAGATATCGTATGGCTTTCTGTAACCAGCACGAGATCCGTCATGTCGCTTTGAAATACGGCCAACAATGTCACTTGACCAGAGGACGCGTCTCTGTTGGTCAAAACCCATAAGTCTTTTTCAACAGATGAATGTGGTGTTATTAGTTCGACCCTGACCGAACCATTGACCGATACCTCGGCGAAACTGCCGTCGTTTTTGTCTAAGAACGTCTTATCGACCAACGACGGATAGTTCATGCCGATCAGGCTTTTCAAAACTATCGCGACGGACCAATTTGTTTTCACAAGAAAATGTACGTACAGAACCTCTGTACCGTCACTGCGTATCAGCTCCATCTTGAGCTGGCCGGTCTGTATAGCGACCGCGTTGTCCAACGCGGCCATGACGTCTGAGTTACGACCGAACTTACTATAGTCGACCGATAGCAACACTCTGTGTGCTGTTATGCTTATCTTCTTTACCACCGGAGCGGCGTAGTCTAGAAACGTCTTGAGAAACCCGACGCATTCTTTATCGAAGTCGGGTTTCTCTCGTTCAGATATAGACTTGATCGCCTTAATTAATTTACCAGAGCGATCGGTGCTCATTGTCGCTGTCATTCTCTCTTTCTTTCGGCTTTCAGCCAACGAAGTTTATCACCCAAGCATAAACGACAGGTCTCACACGACAGCTTGTCGTGATTGATCTCTTTGCCGGGCTTACGTTCAACAGGGCACACAACGGTGCCACCTGTCCATCTATTAACTACATCGTGTCTTACAACTCGAAACACTAGATCCACCACGTAATCCGGCGAGTCATTGTTATCGATCGCCATGTACGCCCTACCGACCCTACGATGAGTAGGTGGTCGCCCTGTGTCTTTATCACAGGAAAACCACGCACTCACATTTGGGCAGTCGATTAGTTCGTACAGATTGTCGAGGAGTTGACTCTTTCGCCATGATCTCGTGTAGAAGTAGAACCGCGTGTCAGGGTTCTCGTCAGCTATCTGGATCCATTTGTAGATGTAGCTGTTACTGTCGAAGTCGCCGCTTACGTGAATCCGTAATGTCTTGATCGAATTCGCGGCTATCTCATCTGTAATGAGACTTACAAAGTTTCGCTGCTTCCTGGCAGCGTCTCGTTCGACTAGAGCATCCGTCACCGACGGATAAGCGTAGAAACCTTTCTTAGCGTAGCATGCATCAGCACATGCTTTCGTTTTGCCGGGGCAGGTTTTCCCGGCCGGGATCGAGAAGTGCCAGATGTTATGTCCGAGCTTCCTGTTCCCCCGAATCAACAAAGCCATCAATGAATACCTTTTCCATCAATTCCTCCGTAGCGTCTTCACATGCGATTTTCGTTATTTCGTTCTCGTACAGAACTTTGGTCTTACGGATAGCGACCGTAATGTGAAAACTAAGTGTTTTGTCGCCCTTCTTTGGAAGAGCAGGCAATCCGTAGCTCTTACGGAGCATTTCCAGCTCCGGAGACTTTACCGTTAGAAACCATACCTTCGATACGCCGTCCCAACTAAGTGGACGTACTTCTCTGAGTTCTCCGACCTGATACTTAAAGATCCTGCCGGTCTCTGTAATATTTTTGGCGCCGATCTTATCGACTTCCTCTCTCCGCATCACGCTGATGTGTGCATTAAAGGAGCCATCCGTGTGCCGAGGCAACTCGATGCCCGGAACGTGTAACGCCGCGAAAAAACCATGTACTACGGAATTAGGTACTTCCAGTAACAGCCAGCCGCTCTTGGATAGTACAAGACGACCAGACAGGGCGTATACGGGAATTGCATCATGGTATTCCGCATTTTTAGTGCGGATTTTTGTTTCATCGTGATAGCCACAATTACTCATGGTCTTATACCACTCCACAAACGTTTTGAGTCTCCCAGTACCCCTGGGCGACATTTCGTAAATTACAGGCTGCATTGAAATCTCGATCGTGTTCCGAGTCGCAATTACCACACACCCATCGCTCCTCTAGTTTCAGCTCTTTGTTGACTTTCTCACAGACATGGCACGTTTTGGATGACGGATAAAACTTGTCTGCTTTCACTAAGAGTCGACCGTACCAAGCAGTCTTGTAGGTTAGCATTTCAAGAAAACAACCTAAACCAGCATCGGCGATGCTTTTAGCAAAAGATGTCTTCATCAAACCGTTCAACGACAAACTCTCCACACCAATCACTTGGTTCTCGTTAATTAGTTTTCGAGAAAGTTTATGCTGAAAATCTTTCCTCCGATTAACTATCTTCTCTGTTAATCGTGATATTTTATTTTTTACCTTTAACCTATTACTAGAGCCTTTCGCTTTTCTAGCAAGCAAACGCTGAAGTCTAGCTAACTTTCTAGCGTTTTTACGCAACCATCGTGGATTACTGATATGTTCTCCTGTACTGAGAGTGGCGAAATGTCGTAAACCAACGTCTACACCTACCACTGTCTCAATCTGTGGTAACGGTACAAAATCTCTCTCGCACACGATCGTTACGAACCACTTACCACTGGGTGATTGTTTGATTCTAGCTGTTTTAATACGACCGATCTGTGGCTGACTTTCAACAAATCTTACCCACCCTATTTTCGGCAATTTAATAGTATTGCCGTCTATACGGACATTTTCTTTGTATCCAAAAGAAAGAGGTGTTGATTTTTTAGACTTAAATTTCGGATAACCGTGTTTTCTACCACTCTTGTTCTTACACCAAGCAAAAAACCTATTGAACGCTTGCGAAAGGTTCTTTGCGGACTCCTGTAAGCAATGCGTGTATGAGTCCGCTAACCACGGAAACTCTTGTTTGATGTTAGTGATCAACCTGTTGAGTCCGAACGGTGACAGATCCATCTGAACGCCACATTGTTTAGCTTTCGACGCTCTTGACAACAATTCGTTGTAAACAAACCTAGTGTGTCCGCTGAACATCAAGAACATACGTACTTGGTCGGATGTTGGCTTTAATAAGTACTTGTAGGTTATTGCTGTCATCAACAATACTATATTCAGACGGGGTTAAAAAAAGAAAAAACATCATCCGACATGGCAGCTATCTCGTTCAAGAATAAAGTTTCGGTTTCGCATGTCCGATTGGTTCATATGATGACTACAGCCCACGAAATCGTGAGCTGTATATTGGTGATTCAAATGACCTACCAAGCTTGGTGTGTGGAAATACACCGGAACGTCGAAACGCTCCAGCGATACACCAATGGACCCTGCTGTGTTCATGCCCATTGAGCTTAACTCGGGCAAGTACGCTCCGCATAATGTAAGAGCGTGTCGCGAGAATATTAAACAATGGTTGGCTACCCATGAACCATTTACCTTCGACGGGCACCACCCGAAACTGTCGTCACCGCAATTAGGTCTTACGACATATTCGTCAGGGAAAACCCTGTAAGGAGTGTAAGGCGACCAGATAGCTACGATGGATCTATCGATCGTATTTTCGCAGTAAACCGGGAGCTGTTCCCAGCACCTGATGTCGGGCCTTACGAATAAGAAAAGCTCTGTCTGAGCCGCGTATCCGTCGCTCATGGTACGGATAGCCGATCGCCACATCGAGTAGTCGTCGTGCCAAGACTTGTCCTGATGCACTACGATATCGCGTTGTTTATTAATCTTAGCTTTTGGCGATCCAAACACATGAATGGCGTCGAAACCCATATGTCGCAACTGACGAACCATCTGGTCGGCAGCTGACTTACTCTCCGTAGAGTCTACAAGAATAGCAACCTTCCAATGGTCTCTTACGCTCATGCCGCGGTCCCGTTACAGGTTGAGAATCCTATGTCTCGTCAAATTAATGACTTCCGTGGCATCTAAGATCGTCGATCGAGGATGGGGCTGTCAACAGCCTTACCTGTCTTAAGCCCCTATATCCGGAGATTACATTAGTTCTTAGAACAAAGGATCGGCCTGAGGAGGTTGCGGTGCCGGAGTGAAGATACGGGCGACTCGCGACATCCGGCTTAGGGCAGCTTGCATATGCTCGGGCGATTGAAAACCTAATTCAATCGCTGTGTTACGCATTTTTTCCTGCAAAGCTTCCTCGGCCGAGCCGATCGGATTCGTAATGTAATCGTGGCCAGTTAGTCTTTGCTGTATTCCTCCAAGTACGCCAAGACCACCGGCGTATCTGACGGCTTTCTGAGCGTAAGGACTTGAGTTGACAGTCTTAAGCCCCTTACTAATGGTGTTGCCTAAAGCTGCACCACCAGGAAGTCTACGCAAAGCCACAGGTAGCAAACCGGCAGCTAGGCCCATCGTACCCAAGGTGCCGTTATTTTCTTCGCCAGTCAGATACGTACCGGCCATATCGGCCGCCATACCAAGGCCACCGGTGCCCATAGTGTTCTGGAACGTTTCATTATTCCAGATACGACCGCCGATGTCTTTAACTTGATTCCAAAGACTGGAAGTGGGCCTAGCGATCATATGATGACCACCGAGCCCACTTCCCGGTCCCACGGGATTTAGCCCTGGAATTACTCTAGCATTGGGGAAACGTGCGGCGCCGTGCATATTTGCGGCCGTAGTAACTGGCCGTCGCACAAACTCTCGCCACATCGGGTTAACGTTTGATGGCATCGCGTTCGCGACTTGATCCTTAGCCTTTACAACCCCTTTGGAGATACCGGCAACAGTGTTACCGACGACTCTCGCTGGCATGGCCGTTGATCTAGCTGCAGCGTTCGCCACAGGGGCAGCCTTACCAGCGATAGACGCGGCACCAGGAGCCATCCTGGCAGCGTTATTCACCGCTGGGGCAGCCTTCATTGCCCAAGGCATAACCTTGGCAGCTTGGCCCATCGCAGACATTCCTATGCGGGCTAACGCTCCGTAGACAGCGTCTTTACGAAGGCTGTTTTCCTGGCTCCCCCGCTTTTCCATCTGCGACTGGCTTTGCAGGAGTACTAACTGCTCCGCCATCTTTCGCACCGCCGATTGCTGCGGTAACTGGCTTGGTTGGGACGGGGCTGGACTTACGGATTTGAGCGATCGGTTTTGGTTTTGCAACATCTGCTGCTGACCTATCGTTGGTATTTGTGGCATTTGCGGTTTTACCGGAAACATCGACAACGGGTGGATTGTTTGCTGCGATCGCTGGTTTGGCGTCTGCAGCGTGTGCTTGCCCGTCCCCAGATTTCCCGTCAGGTTGAACGCCTTTGACATCGTTGTCAGACCCGACTTTGTTCCCCCCGGCGTTGACATCGTTTTTCGCTTTCTTTTCCTTTACGGGTTTCTCTTCCGTAAGAAGTTCGGCCAGTTTAATTTTCCCGGCGTCCGTAATTACGTAAGTCTCTTTGGCGCCAGTATAGCCGCGGCAGATGAACTGGTCGACAATTAGTTCGTCGATGATAGGTCGTAGCTCAGCGTACTGTTTGCGTTCGATACCCAACCCTTCCGCTACTTCAGCGAACGAGGTCTTGGTATCAGTAATGTTCATGAGAACTTCTGCTTTTTCTATAGCCACTTACATGACTCCCATCTGTTGCCTGCCCTGTGTTGCCGCCTGATCTCGCACCTGTTGCATAGCTTTCAGGACGACAGCATGAAACGTTCTGTATTTGTCTCTGAGGATCTTTAGTTCTTGATCCTTTTGTGCTGGTGGCATCATAACCAATTGCTGAGCCAACGCTTGAGCCGATGCCTCGAAATCCATGAGATTAGACGGCGGAATGAAGCCGTTCGAAGGCAGTGACCCGGGCAAAGGACCTGCTGGCATAGCCGCTGGATCGCCCGCTGGCTGTTGACCTTGAGCAGCAGGGTCCATTGGCGGAGCCTGTAGTTGCTCGTACATGGCGGAGCTTTCCTGCTGCTTCTGTGTAATTTCCTGTGCACGCTCTTGGAATTGTTGCCGAAGCTTTTGCTCTTCGAACTGGCTCCATAGGTCGTCTCGAACAGAGATACCGAGTCGTTTGAGCGGCTCCGACATACTGATCTGACCGGTAGAAGCCAACTGCGTGAGCAACGACAAAATCTGCATATCGTCAACCAGCTTGATTGGTTCGTGCGAAGCCGAGATCGGTGCCATGCTGGATAGCTGCGATACCCGGTCAGCGACGAACTGGATCAAGCTGTTCAGGATTGTCACCAAAGCTCCGTTTTGCACTTCAAACAATCGCAAGCCCATAGGAGAGGCGTTAGCCGTCAACGAGCCCTTGTAGAGCTCTATGGGCAAGCCAGCGGCATCTACGAGGTCTTCCTTGGTCATCGCAAACATCTGTGCCGGAAACAGGTTGTTGGCGTCGCCGCCAAGCATCTGCGCATTGATCGGTGTCGCCACCGAGTGCCACCGAGTAGGATCCTGCCGATGGCTATTAATGATTCGGTTGAAATTACGGCTGAACTCACTCACCGGCATCGCAGATAACGGACTGGTAGATCTGTTCGCCACAGGTGCCTCTGCAGGCGATACCACCTTGATTGGGTGGTCTAGATCCAATGCTATCGACTGTATCGATTTCCTCAACAAGTGTAAGAGCCATGATTGCTTGTGCAAACCAGTGACTCTCGGTAGACCCCATCCATTGTTCTTGATGCTGGCGAGCGTAGGCTCTTTGGCGTGGAAGATTCGGTCTTTGTGGAACTTGAACAACGTGTTCTTTTCAATCGACGACAGCATCGGCATCTCTAGAGTGGCCAGAGTCCTGACGTCGTTTTTCTTCACCGCGTTTTTGATAGTCGACGGAATGTTCCAATAGATTTCCGTCTCTTCGGTCACTTCGTAATATCGCATTACGATCTGTCTGGCTGGCCAATGCTTGATTTTGTAGTTGCCAACGTCGGTAGACCGGTCATCCCGGTGATCGTGCGGCTTTGGCGACCCTAGACGCCTTTGCCGACAGAATGCGCTTTTGCAGGATGCATAGAAAGTCCCGGATTTGTAGCTAACGTTGTCCTTTGGCGACATGTCGGCCAGTCGCTGAGACCTGCCGCAGTCTGGGCATGTAAGCCACCGTTCCAGAGGCGACACTAGGCTGACGAAGTCGTTGCCATAAAACATGACGTTGAGCAACGTAGCGTAAGCGTGCAACGGCCAGCTGAGTTTCTTATCTACGAGGTCTTTCCACGTTCGCTGCTCCTCCGGAGAGATCGGACGGTGGTCCGGATCCAGCGATTCGTATTTGACCGGAGTAACGAACGGACTTACGAGCCGCCGCATGGCTTCCCGCATTTCCGGCGTCATTAGATAAGAGAACTCGGCCCAATCGAACAATTCTGTAAGACTGTCCCACACGTACGTCGAAGTGTAATCGACGTATGGCGATGGAAAGCGAGTTCTCGAGTTCATTCCGTCGGAGATCGTTCCACACGAAAACGACGACATCCCATCTGTATTGGCCATTGTGTCTACTTGTTGCTAGGACGTGACCCGACAATTTCCGTAAGGCAATCCAAGGTATCCGTGGACGCCGCTTTACGCGTAATATCCGCGTTTTTAGGGTCCATAGCAACTTCTTTAACCGGATTGTCCTTCGGCTTAGGAGTCACGTCGTCTCGTACAACACCGTATTTTTCCATGTTATTCCCCGAAAACAAGAAGGATCAGCTTACCGATGTCGAGTCGCAGGAAGCCCTGGCTCACTGTGTATGATTCCACATTTTCACCATTGTAAGCTACGTCGAGGAGATTAGCCGTATTGTCGTGTTCGGCGCCCAAATGAGGCACTTCAGGCACAACCACGTCCGGTCGTCTACCGTCCAGAACAACGATCGTAAGTCTGCCGCTGTCGATTTCCTGTTCTAGAACCCAGTCCGCTTCGAACGAGGTCGACGTCCGAACTCCGGTAGCTAAAAAATAGGTCAGCTTGCACACGAACTCCGGCGTAGCCGGCTCCGACATCAAACCCGGTAAACCTAATTCGTATGGAATTGGTTTGTTTTGGTTTGATGTTCTTTCTACTCGGATAAACTTATTCATCTGCTTCACCTCGACCTCCGTAACTTCCCTAGGCGACGGCCTAGATGCTAGCTTTTTCTCTCGCTCATTACACAACCGGTTGAAGTGCGAGATCGCTAACGTGCCGATCTCGCACCCTTTCTGGTCCTCTTCCGACATGGCCCCGTACTCTTCCGTAGCAAGCTGAAACGCCAACTCAGCTAAATCGTTGTTGGCTATGCTCGCCTTGTAAGTTACAGGGCCATTTCCTGATGAAGCGTCCATGATATCTTTGGCCTGAAGCCTTTTACCAGAACGCTTGGTTTCTACGGGAGGTCCTAGCCCTTCCGTGTATGCCGCGAGCCCCGTTGGAACTTCTTCGAATGGGAATTGCATGGCTTACCTTTGAATTCTCGAACAGGTAGGTTAGCCCCGGTCTCGAATACCAATGAACCGAATCGTGCAATAACACGACTTCGTTCGAACACAACCTGGGCCGTCGGTGTAAGTGTTACGTAAGCGTTCTGCTCATCGTAGCACTCTTTGCCGACTAAGACACCCAGTGTATCAGGTCTTACATGCAATCTGTTCACGGCCGCCATAGGGACGACATAATTTTTGTCATCCACATAAACCAACGTGTTTGCCACGAAAATGCTTGAGGCTATGCTCAATTCCTCTTTCGTTGCTTCACGCGATTTATCAGGGCCGAACTCCCCAATCGTGTCCCCAGCTTTCAGAACATCGCCTGCCTTAACCACGATTTGGTAAGGCGGAGGCACTAGTTCGGAATCACCGTTGGACATAAGAACCACGTTCTCCTCGACAGACTCGACCGTGCAGTCGTCGTTGCAGCGAATAACGGTAGATCGATTACCTATTGCCGAATACACGGCCGCTGCGAACTCCTTCACGGTACGGTACGATCGTTCCACCGGAGCCATCTTAGAAGCGGATACGTTTAACCGAACCGCCAATCTCGTTCGGCAAAAACCGACGTTTTGCGACGCGTCGACTACTGCCTGAGCAATGTTCTCGGTGTCCAACGAACCTTCCGTCATACCGTTAAATCCGTCAGAAATGGCTGGGCCATTGAACTGACGATTGATCATGTAACGGTAGATGGTTCGAGGCTCCTTGAACTGAAACAGTGGTTCGCCTTTCTTCACTTTGATCTGTGAATAAAAGGCAGCTACCAATGATTCGTGCTCCTCGCCGGCCACCGTCAACGGTTCGCTCAAAACGTTGTCGTTTGCGATAACCGCTACACGACAGTTCGTGTCGCCCCACTGCATCGAGACTTCGAAATCCCCGTTGCTTCTGAACCGACCCATGACGCGGCCATTCGCCGGTGCACGTAGCTCTCGCAACGTCTCCTCTTGCATGAGTTGGTTTCGAACTACTGGTTCAGCCAGATCGATGCATCGATCTTTCGCTGTCAGCTTGATGTCCTCGCCAACCCATACGTCACATGTCGTATTTCCGGCGAGTCGCACCGGAATATCGCTGACAATGCCGTCGATGGCATAGGCAAACGACGTGTTACGCATCGGAACGAACACAGAGTCCCCGGCCATATTGATGTTGTCCGAAGACATAACCATCCGTGCCACCTTGGACTTGATCTGCGATCGTACCTCATCGCGACCCTTGTTGTAGGCAGCGATGGTTTCGGAAACTGGCGACGATGCTGGAATCAATTTGATCTTTGCCATTACATTAAACTCCTAGACTCGTAAAAGCGTACTTACGGCCAGGACCGAACAATTCGGTCTTAAGGCCAAGAGAACTGGGATCACAGATAGACATCGTTGTTTCAACGATCGACTCTGCGATCAATGCCTCGACGTCGTTGTCGAGCTGGTTAAGTCGGCTCTGAATAGCCGGGATGCCTTCGTACGGATGGGCATGATTCCCACCGAACATACGAAGCCTTACACTTCTCGGAAATTTGATTTCGGTGTTGTCCCTCGAGTACCGAAGGTCATAACCACCTATACGATTGTTACGGTAGCAAACGATTCGTTTGCTACTGAGCACCATGTCTTCGCGACGAACGAGAATGTACTCGTTATTATCGCCCATGATGCCGACATATCGTTTTGCAACGACAGGTCCGTAGACAGACTCCACAAAGTCAGCTGGTACCAAGTTAAGAACATTGGCACCGATGTCCCATGCAGATATTTTGTCTGTCAAGAATAACGTTGACTCACTTGCCAATGGTAAGTCATCGGCAACAATCCACCTCACGGCGGATTTGCCTTTAGGAGTCAGTAGATCGAAACACGCCTCAGCAATGAGTGTGTCAAAACCACTGACCGTCGGTCGCAACAAGAAGAAACTTTCATCTTGGTTGCGACAAAGCATTAACGTGTACATTTTCGTACCTCCATATAAACGAGCGAACGGCGACTAAAGTGTTCGCCCACTGTCTATATGTAGCGATGTACACGCTCTTATTAAGACGATTTCTAAAAGAAATCGCCCTCGTCTTCTGACTGCGTAGAGGCGTTACTTTGAGTCTCTATCACATGACTCTTTCGCACGATTTCACCACTAGTAGATGGCACGTGCTCTTCGACGCCGTCTACCAGACTGATGCGTTTGTTTCCGAAATCGGCAATGGCCGACAACGTAACACCCGAACCAACCAAGATAGGTACGAGCTCTCCTCGGAAAATGAACATTCGTACGTCGATATCGATCGCGGTCGCTATGTGCTGTGAAGCCGCTGTCGCCAATTCTTCTTCGCTAGAAAAGCCCTGACATGTTGGGCTTTGGCCCAGGGTTGCCGTTACTAACCACAGGCATTTGTCCTTTGGTAACGGTTCCTCTTGCGACTGCGACGAACTGCTCTGGGGCGAGTCCTCGTCGCATGGCGTCGATTGCTCGCTCGATGTACTCTCGTTGCTCGTCGTTATTTCCGGCAACGAATCCAGGGATTCCTCCGTCTGGGATTCCTCCTGTACCAACGACAACGTCGATACTTCCTCCGACGGCGTCAACTGCGTCGATGACGCTGTCGATTTCAGGCGGAAGGTCATCGGAATGTCCTGTGGATCCTGTTCCTGATCCTGCATGTTCAAATACTCCTGCGATCGTTGCTACGACGACCCTACCCTGGATTGTTACATTCGGCGCCGATACTGACGTAGCCGTGATGTTGTGTTGTTCGCACAGTCTACCGACTTTGGCCGTAATATCTTTTATTACAGTTTCAACTGATAAAGCAATTGTAACTGTGTCATCCACTTTCGCGGCTGGAATTTCGACTGCTGTGCTAAGTGCGTGAACAATGCTCATGAGATTACTCCGGTATTACGATCTCTCTGGCCAGGGTCTTATCGAAGATAATAGAGTAACTCAACGTGAGCCCGCCTGGAACAACAGTAAGCGGGGACAGTACCCAGGCACCCTCGTCACATTCGACACCGACAGCCCGAGCCTTAATGGGCGATACATTCAGCGTTTCAAATGGATTCTGGAACTCTACGTCCTGGATAATGTAATGGAGAACCTTGGATCCTTTAAGGAAAAAAGAAAGAATAGCCTCCTGAGCATGAGGCCACTCTTCCTTAGGAATACCGAATAAGTTAGTGCCGCCGATTCGATGGGCAGCACCTAACTTACCAAGTTGAACAAGTTCGAATCCCAACGGCCAGTAGACGACAGAGCTAGGTAGCCCTGTCGTTTGCCTACTGTAATCCAACGGATCCACGCTTACGTTCGGCAACAAAACCATAGGAATGTAAGGCAGGAAAAACTCATAGTCTTTGCTCGCAGCGACCAGATCTGAGGTCCCTGTGGCTCTAACCGGCCTAAGCCCACCATGCATTCCTTGTGCGTCGCTCACGACTTATTCCTTAGTTTTGGGAAACTTGTAAATTACGCCTCTAGGTAACTTACCAGCGGCAATCTGACGAAGCATGGCGGCGTACACCATGTTCTTATCCAACTGGTCTCGCCTAGCCGTGGTTCCAAATCGGATCCTGTCTACCTCGAGAGCGTCTACAAAATTGTAATAACGATCGAGCTCGGCCGGACCCACAGAAACGCTGTGATAGTGCTTCGGCGTCATGGCCATACGAACAGCTTTGCTGTCATGCTTCAAGAGATAGCCGTCTTCGATCACCATTCTCTTGAAGATATTATAAGTGACGTCGTCGCCTACATTGTGCAAGTGTACCTCGGGTACAGCGTTGATGTCGCTGATGACCAACCTGTCCATATCGAGCCAACTTAAGAACTGCCGAAACATTGTTATGTGGGCGTGACTTACAGCAACACTAAGCCCATCTGGCGTCATGCTGCTCCAGTCATGTTCGTACACGACGCCGACAGTAATATCCAGCAGCTTCGCGAACTCTGGGTCATTCGGCAGGTTCTCCTCCCACTCCCTTCTTTCCTTTTCGACGTACTGGTCGATCAGCTCCTGCTTTTTGTAATTTTTCGGAGCCTTGAACTCCGGAATTCTTTCTTGCGGGATTTGAGACAATTCGACCGATTCTCTTGTTCCGGTCATAAAGATATGGATTTTCGCCATTGAGTATTTCTCCAAATTGCATCGACCTCATTAGCCAGAAAGCGATCATTGCTGCTTCTGCTAAGTTGTCGTCCTTTGCGACCGCATCCGGTACGTTCTTGAATTCGAACGTACTAAACCTTTCGAGACTCTTCTCTTTATCGGATGGGATCGATAACTCGCTCTTCCAAGTAATTGGTGCCACCATGAAGAACTTAATGTCCATGGCATTCAATGCGTCGTGCCATGCGTTCAAGCACCCACCGGTGCTGAAATACGTCTTCGGACTAGATATGCCCGTTCTCACAGTAGCCTCTTCTACGACGACCATCGGGCCAATGTAACCTTTAGAGATAGCTAACTCCCTAAGCTCTGTCAGCATCGCTGTGAAAGCCTGGGAGTTATATATCTTCTTGGTTGACTTGACATACAATTTCTTGCCCGCACTCTTCATGAGATTACGGACATGGACGTTTTTCATCGGAGTCCTACGGTGGAATAGTATCTCTCGATTTTCGTCGATCGCTACTATCCCACCTTTTTGACCCAAGTCTACGCCACACGGCATGTACTTCACTTAGACGCCTCCGACAGAGCAGAAGTCGTGATCGTCTCGATAAGACGCGTTGACAGTCCCGCTCTTACAGCAAACTCGACTGCATTACGTAATCGCAAGTTAGCCTCTTTCTCTGGATTTACGTCGTTATCCAGCATCCGTAATAATTCACCGGCGTCAGAGAAAATACGAGACGCCAATACATTCGATGGTGTACCCATCTCATACAGCTGGCGACAAGCCACCCAGAAGCGAGCGAAGAAGTACTGCGAGAACATGGACATATAGGCCACCTTCCCGATCTCGCTCATGTTGTTCCAACCTACGGCGTCGAGAGTGTCCATGAACGTCATGTCCTTGGCACATTCCTCGGTGGTACTTCGCTCGAAAAAGTCATGGATTACTTTGAAGGCTCCGAAGACTTCTTGCTCGAAATCGAATCCTTCGCCACCAGCTTTAGAAAGGACTTCGACAAGACCCGGCCAGAAGTTTCGATCGAAAGCCGCAGCTGTCGAGTTCACCGCACTGGTAACCATAGCTATGACGTGCGCGTCGGGACTGAACCACTGTGTAGTTCCGTCCGGCGTCTTAGGCCTGATCATTGTTACTTGGTTGAATATCGCGTCTCGGAGCTCCTTACGGTTGGTAGGGATCTCTGGTTTGGCAGTCTTTTCTTTCTCGTTTTCCTTCGGTTCCCCTGTGAGATCGTCCGACATACTTAGCTCCTATTTCTTCCTTCAACATCGAGAACAACAACCAGAACATGATACTCTGGGCGATTAAGAAAAACACGGGGTGGAGTAGGCCGAGTACGGCACTTGCTATCGTAGCAGGCCATATCGGCACCGTAGGTGACTTGATCACCAACGCCATCAACAAATTACTCAGTAAGAGTGCCACCATTGCGACCTGTAAGGCGATCGGTAACGTACTTGTGTCCTTGAGTACTGCGTCCATTGTTGCTCTTCCTCTTAAGAATTAAGTTCATGTAATTACAATGGTGGCTGATACCGTTAAGTATCGCGGGTCTGTCGCATACGACCCAGTCACGTGTCAACCATACCGAAGCATTTTTATACGCCACAAAGTATGCGTTATACGTCCATGTTGTTCGAGACATCGCCATGTAGGCCAACGGCATATCCATGTCGTCGTAGAGAGATGCGGCCATTGATTCGGCTATGTACGACCTTACGTGAACACTGCGATACGAGTAATAACGAGCAGCGTCCAGATAAAAGACGATGACTTTACTTGGATCGTTACTGACTGTCATGCATATAACCGATCAGCTTACCCAGCCTATAGACCTCGGGCCTGCTTATGCCGAGTACGTTAAACCAGGCCAGAAAATACGCTTCAAGCCGATCCGCTTCTGGATGAATGGTTTTGTAAGATGCTTGAAATGAGTGGTAGTTCTGGACCTTGTCTGCGATGAGCATTTTGTTTACATCTTCCAACGGGCTCAGTTTGATGGCCGTTGGATCGTTCTCGTACCTCTCGCGCAACCCTTGATTGGCGATATTACGGTATTCCATCGTCAGCATCACACATGTTGACGACAACGACGTAAGCCATATCGAGTTGGCTTTAAGATCTTCGTCTGATTGAACGACTGCGTGCATGGCGAATGCGTCTTTGACGCTTTGATGCACATTAAGATCGTTCAGTATCACTAACCCCTCGTCGATGTGCCTGATGTACGGCACACCGGCCCTGCTTACTTTCTGGCACAGTATGTTGGATACGATGCCGTAAGTAAAAGACTCAGCCATTAGCACTTCCTATTTGATTTCGTTGATAGCCAGCAATTCCGGATGCTTGGCTTTATAGACGCAGCCATTAATCTTCTGTTGGCCATGCGTGGCCCATAGCTGCTTAAACTCGAATCCGATCTTTGTTTGTTCGACCATACATGAAACGTAATAACCTTGAAGATCGCCCGTAGATAACGTCGTTCGACGCCGCGGTAACGCAGCCAACGTCTTATTAAAGTAATGCTGCGATCTGTAAGAAAACTCACCAAACGCTAATTCACCGGCTACTGGACCGGTCCACATTCGAAGAGCAATCTGTAATCTCTGCTCTTGTTTTCCGAACCTTTCCTTATTAATCACGTTCACCTTGGAGATTACTCCCTGTACAGCCATTGGTGATCGTGTCAGTAAGTTTCTCGGTACCGGAATCCCTTTCTTAAGACTGTCGTAATTCACTGCCAATCGCCACGCTACTTTACGTGCTTTTTGTTTCGTAAGAACAGTGTTATCCGCTAGGTCATCGATGCTAGAAATAATCGCATCTAGTGGGCACCGTAGATTGAACGGGAACATTAATTGATTGGCGATCGAATTTGTAAGGTCGGCTGGAACTATCTTCCCGATCATGTCAGCCTGGACGAAGAATCTCATTATCCGTGACGCGTATTTGCTGGACTCAGCCAAGCGTAACGCACTAGTCTTTGGACGTACCTCTTCCGTCTGTGTTGCCGCCATACCCTATCCCCTCAATTTTCTTTGTCTTATATCTTGGTCGAACTTCCACGATACTCTGGTCGTGACGTTCGCGAAACAAATACTTCACTAGAAGAGGCTGAAGTATTTTAAGGCCCGCAGCTTCATACTCTTCATTGGGGGCAACGTTGTAATTTCTAGTGAAAGAAAACAACTTGAGAAGCATATCTAATAACGTTCGCTGCTCGATACCGGCGTTTATGCAATAGGAAACCATCTTCGACAACTCGACTAATGCTTCTTTCTCGCTATCAGATAAACCTTCGGCTATTACACATTCTTTAACTGTTTTGTTATCAACACGCAGCATTACCTTTACGCCGGCACCATCGTATGTCGGCAAAATAAAAAAGCCGGTTTCATGACTCATGTCCGGCTTTGGTTTGCGTGTGTATTTTCGTTTTGCCATTAACGAGACAACCTGACCTTCTCTTGTCGTATCAGAGGCCTCGTATTTTCTGGCGTATCCGCGAAAGGGAACGTGTAGACATCGGGATGGATACGATGGAAACCTCTGCCATCGTATCCATACTGACTTGCACCGCTCACCTTCGTACTAGTCTTCGAGCACGGACTCGACGTCCTCTTCTTCAACATAGTCATCGCCATCGTCACCAAACGCTGAAGAATTCTCATCATCAACCTCATCGGTAACTTGACCGTTCTCGCGAGCAATTCGCTTGGCGTAAGTCTGTTTGACATTCTCAAGAAACTCCGTCAACTTATCCTGTCGATCGGCAACGGTTTCTGCCAGAATGCCTATCGATTCGACTGCGTTGTTCAATAGCTCCAATACCTTGTCGCACTGCTTTTCCGTGCCATGGTTGATCGTTTGTAGAACCGATGCCATGAACTCGTTAGTATCGACCGGCGACATGACCTCTGCCACTTTCGAGCACACTTTGATCGACTGATTCAGGACCGACACTGGTCGAACCTTGATCGGCTTAACACTGCCGTTCTCTACGGCCTCTTGATCCGCATGGCGAATCTTATCCGACACCAATTGCCGTGTCTGGTCCACCGACAGCCCATCGTCCTCGATAGTCTTGAACACTTCTTTCTGCATGTCGCTGTTATCCAGCCGAGCTAGGGCTGCGAAGTGCGAGAAAGTGATTCGACCATAACGACCTTTGGCCGTTTCGTTGTATTTCATCGCTTTGTTGATCAGCGATTCGTCGACATACTCGGCCACAGCCAAATATGCTTTCACGCGACCAGCGTCGAATCCGTGTGTCGTAGCTAGACGGGCACAGCCGTCTTCCATGTATTTTTCCGTATCACCCTGAACTTCATGCAATTTCAGTGCGATCGTCCAGTTGGCGTTGAGGTCTACTTTGGTGACGTTACCGAGTAGAGATCCGATTTCGTCCGAGATCTTTTTCAGATCCGTGGACATGTATTTCTCCGCCTCAATCCGACGACCTAGTTCAGACGTTGCGTCCACTTTGCTTAATGAATTCGACACAGCATAACTCCGTTAATTTTTCTGAAATAAATAAAGATACGCGTACTGTCTTAGCCTCGTCGAAATGCCTTCGCTAAAAGAAGTTGCAGATTTCACCGCCGCCCCATAGACATCCATACGGGTAGGTGACTGCAGTTTGTCGACGTCGATTCCCTTCACAACGTGATCGATCGCGTAGGCTGGCACCTCATGTTTAAGCATGTTCACCTGTAGAGCCTTCTTAAACTTCTGCGAAATGTCCGGGTTCCATTTAGATGAAACCTTAGTAACCACTGCATGATTAAAAGCGGCTGTTATGGCGTCAGACTTCTGCTGCCTGTGCACAATCGTGTCGGAAAGCTCCATCATCTTCGTGATAACCTTCGACGGGGCTACGTGGACAATACGCGTATCTCTGTGGAAAACGTCCATCGAATACGACCTCGTTTTTGTATCGAAAATCGTGTTCGATAAACGGATGGCTCGACCACCTGTTTCCCTATTCTGAACAACTAAACCACGATAAACGCTGATTCCACCGACGGTAGCTAGAGGCGTTTTACAACAGAACGTTGCGTTCAAGTCTCTGCCCGAAATGATACCGTCGACGAAATCCATACCTCCGGCCATGCCGCTGGCGATCTCGGTAGCCGCATCGTACACTCTCGAGTTGTAGACCATTACGAAACTACGACCAATGTGGCCGTCCACTGTGTTGGCGCCACGTGTCACCACGAAGCGAGTATCCTTAAGTCCCGCGAAATTGAATTTGACCGCCTGATTGTAAGTCTGGGCGACGTACTCAATTATCTGCTCGTCCGAGTATCCGACCGTTCCCGATTTCGCACACATCGCATCGATGTAAGCGTATAAACCGCTACCCATAAGTTGGCATATCTGAAACAGAGCAGGTCGTGTGAACACGTAAGCACCGTTCAGTTTGCCTCGCCGGTCCATCAAAGCCTTAACGGCTGTTGTTATCGGTAGGACCGAAATGGTACCAGCGTCACGTAGTAGTAGTTCGCGAAAATCGTTACCTTTGCCCCTGCCGCTAATGTGCAGGTACTTCGGATCTTTCAGAAATTCGCTAATGCTGCTCATCGTCCGTGCCAGATAAATCCAGACCCAGTCTCGGTGCTATCGAGGTTAATAGTTGCGAGAAAGGCTCAAGTGTAAGACTCGGTACTTTTTTGGTATCCGGCGTAAACATAATTCTTAACCCGGGAGCTCTCGCGTCGCGGGCCATAGTATGTAACGCCATCTTGCCTGTCATGTACGGCCAGCTGAGTAGGAGGCATATCGGCGACGACCCTAAGACGTGCTCGAGATTGTCTCGCTCAGCCAACAAATGCTTGACAAACCATTGATTCCGAAAAGTAGACGCAGGAAACAAATTACCAAGTGAAGCGTTCGCTCGCAGGTCTTTTTGCTTACCGTACAGCAAAAATATCGGAAAATCTGCCCACACGTCTCGCAGGTCTTCTAGGCTGGGTTGGTCCCTGTCTTTGCGTTTTGCCGTATCTTTCAATGAATTGCGGAATTTCGGCGGCAACTTGAGGACTCTGCACAATTCCCATACGGATTCGGCCTCACCGTCCATCACCCGCTGTTCGGCGAAATCGGCGCCGGAACGTTTCAGCTTAGACGGATGCGGTGCTTTGAAATCTTCCATAACTGTCTCCGATTAGGTCTAAAATGAAGCGAGCCACGTACCTTGGTAGATGCGTGGCTCGACTCATTTACATGTTTACCAGACTATTCGTCAGCGTCGTCCTCGCTATCCAGGTCATCGTCGTGTGACAGCGTGGACGCTTCGGCCTCACGAATAGCATCTGCCTCGTCCTGATTACGCTTAGCAAGAGCCTCGATGGCCGCAGCACGTTGCTTTAGATAATCCACGCCCGGTGCCCATTCTTCGTAAGTATGGATACCGAACGCGTGTCGAAGTTTCGTAAGAGCCTCTGGATTACTATTAATCAGCTGACCCATCTTGTCAGCACTGATCGGCGTCGTAATGTCGAGCGTCTTACTTATGTACTGGCCGGGGCCTTCCTTACGAATATGGAAGTACTCATCCAGTAATTCCTTACGAGTAGACGAGCTTACGTTCAATCGCCTGTGTAACTTACCCTCTTGAAAATCGATCAAGAGCTGAGTTGTGGCGTCGTTCCAATTCCATTTCGTAAACTGTAACGATCGCGTCTCGCTTACGGCTCTGGTCTCCCAGGTCACCCATACTTCCATGGACCGACCGGAGTCACCGAGGCTGTTCTTGGACACTTCGAACTTGATCTTACGACCTTCTCGAATTCTCTTACCGTTAGGCGTATTGATCGCCTTGGCTTCCTTTTTCGTACCGGATAGATCGATACGATAGGTGTCCTGAAACTGTAATTGCTTACTACCGGATCGACGCTTTGTCGGTTGCTCGTAAGCTGACGGCGCCGGATCGATCTTAAGGTGGTTTACGAACAAGGCTACGAACGGGTAATCGACTACCGTATTCGCGATTTTCTTGAGATACGTTGTAAGTGACAACGCTTCAGCTGAGTACTGTCGACCGGCAAAACCATTGGTGTCGATCTTCTCGTTCGTCTCTTCCATGTTGGCGCCGACGATCGAGTCCACAGCATACAAAACAGGGTAGAACGCTCCGGGCGGAAGTCCGTTGGCTTTGTCGCCCTTTCGTATCATTTCGATCGTATGATCCATTTGGCTCTGCAAAGCAGACTGCCACATGTTCATCGAGTTTGCCTGGGTCTTGTTGAAGCAGTCCCGTCGTTCCTTGCTCCATCCGATAATCGAATAGGCTAGGTCTGGTGAGAATTTACCTTCGGTTACGATGTCTTCCATCCAGCCAGCTGAATCGATAAAGATCCTGCCGAGCTCATAGGAAAACATTGATTTGCACGACTCTTGTGTACCGGCTACTTCCATAACAATGCCAAGAGGCAGCACAGAAGAGTCGAACAAATACTGTAACGGAAACGGAATCTTCAACCCTACGATTGCCGCACCCTCGTTGGCGGCTAGTACTGGACGATCGGTTACGTCCTTGATCTTCTTAACTTCTGCCTCGAATCGGCGTCTGGCCAATAGAGCTGCGGCGGCACCGGATACTGTGCTCGACGGCTTCTGTGGAATCTTACGAACCTTCGGCTTATCTGGTTGCGGCTGCTCCCCGTCAGGGCTCGTGCCGACAACAGCAACCGAGCTCTTAGCCGATGATTTCTTTATCAACTTACGCTCTACCATTCGATCCTCTTGTTGTTAACGAACCGTTTCGTTGGTCTATACGCTCAGATATCTACGCGATCGTTGATATCTTTGATTCGCAAAATAGCATCTCGAACACGTTCGCAAACTGTACCCAAACCTGCCGCTATTGGGCTAACAATTGTCGTGTCGAGTTTTTCTTGAATCTCGTTTGGTACCGGACGTGGTACGGACGTCTTGATCACGTGTTCTAGTCGCTTCTCCAATGAATCGACACTGGCCGTCAAGTCATTGATAAGCGAACAAAGCGTCTCGATTCTGTCCGTAATGTTTCCAGCTGGTGTTTCCGAAATTCCCATGTCTCACTCCAAATCTATAGATGGAAATAAAAAAGGGGCCGGGAGATTATCCCGGCCCCCATTAACCCATTCTACTTGCTGGAGAAGGGAAGATCATCATCTTCATCCGACCCCATCATCGTAGCTGCAGAACGCCCCTTCTGCTGGGATAACTTGCCACCCTTACCAGATTGTTGAGTCGTTGCCCCGCCCGCGTTGGACTTACCCGCTGGCTTGGTAACTTGTTTCACGCCACTGGTAGTGGTCGCAGGTTTCTTAACCTGAGTAGGCTTTGATGCTGGAGCTGTTTTCGTCGCTTTTGGTGGAGGAGCTGCTTCTTCCTCTTCCTCAGCGATTCCCTCAGCGACAGCATTAAAGTCGACATCCTCATCTGACATGTCTACATCACCACCCTCATCGTCCGTTTCGGATGGCATCTCTTCGTCGTCACCCCCGCCGAAATCGACGTCTTCACTGACTTCTTTATTCGGCTTGTTAGGCTTATTCGATCGTGCGGCTGGCTTGCTCTCAGTAGCTAGCTCAGTGTCCTCGTAGACGTCATCGACATCCGATGGAAATCCATCGTCATCGTCCGATTCACCGCCGCTAAATAAATCCGCGTCCCCTTCATCGTCATCCGTTTCCAGGTCGCGTCCTTTGCCCGCAGGCTTTGATACCTGCGTACGGTTGGCAAATATACCACGGATCTCGTCGGTAAAGTAGTCGGTACCGTCGAAGCCCACCTCTAACAGTTCTGGCGTCGGCTTGAATCCGTATGCCAGATACTTAACGATCTCTTCGTGGCTCGGCAAATGGAAGTAATCGCCGATCCAACGATAGTTCGCCAAGATATTGTCACCATGCGGTGCAATCACTGCGTCGTGTCCGTACTTAGCGAAACGTCCCGGCGTCTGATGCGGTGCTCGAACCGAATCAAATGCCATCGCTGCATAACCGACAAAGTCGGTCTTGCCTTTCTTACCTTCGTCGAACCCTTCGAATTCGTCGGCCTCTGCACGTGCGGACTTACCGGTAAACGTGTCTTCGTTGAAAAGATCCTCTTTGTACAAAGAGACCCACTTACCACCTCGGATGGCGGTAAAGTCGACGAACGCGTAACGCTCTTCAAAATCATCGCTGTCCTCTGCACCTTCCCTCTCGACTTGAGCCAAAGAGAACAAGGCCTTACCAGCAGACGTAGATGCACCCATGATCGTGGGTCTGTCATCAGGCCCGCAGCCCTGTAGACAGTTGTGACGTGTTACCTGCACCTTGTCTCGGTGGATAAGTGGTATCACGTTCATAAATACCATTTTCTTGTTCGGCTTGGAGAACGCAATCGTATCGCGTGTCACCGTGTTGTCGAACAAAGAAATAAGTTCGTTCGTATGGAAGGTACGGTACCGTGTCTTGATCTGACGCTTCTCTTTTGCGAGTCGCTTCAGCTTGTTGAACATGTACACGTATGGATTCGCTGCGATCTCGTAGTCTTCGTCGAGCGGATCGTACAATACGAAGGTTTGTTTCTCTTCGCCTGTGCCCACATAAGAGGCGATTGGTAGCGTTGCAAACCAATCATTAAATCCGGTTTCACCAGTATCGTATCGATATGGTTCGAAGGTCTTTTCATTGCCTTCGCAGCTGATCGCCGGAACGATTTTCATCACGGTGGGATACTTGACTCTATCCCAGTCCGGTGTGATGTAGTTAACCGCTATGTTCTTCGCGAAGAGCCTATTGCCTGCGATCATCGATGAAGAATCTACAGGTACAGAGGCCCTACGGCCACGTCGCAATTGCGCCATGTCTTTCTCTCTTTCTTGTCACTGTTTGTCACTGTTTGTCACTGTTATTCGCTGTACGCTACCGAAGTAGCGAAGCATATCCTACTGCGGCACCCACTAAAGTCAACTTCTTTTTTACGCGTTTTGTGGGAACAACATAGCACCTGTGGCTATGTCGTAGATTTGCTTGAATTTCTTGTGCAAATATGTGCCGTTTTGCTTTCTCCAGCCAACCAATGCTGGATCGAGTCCGTACGGTAAGAATTTATCTGGCGTAGGAATCTCAGACCAAGATGTCTGAATATCCGTCGAGCTGTTGAAGTAATACTTCTTATTACTTACACGGTCACCATCCAGATCGGTTGCGATTAGAGGTACTTGATCGATCAAGCACTTACGAAACACACCTTCCTTAGGATCAATTACATGCATTAATTCGTAATGCGGTACCGCAAGCATCACGGCGTCGTGAATCTGTAAGACGATCTTAAAGTCCATTTTTGATTGAATGCGGTACTTGTAAAGATTAGCGATCGCCAGTGTCATGGCGTCGGCCACACCGCCTTGAATCGGTGCGTTCATCGCTTCGCGTTCTTGCTTCTTAATGTCTTGTCGCTCTTCCGTATAGAAGAAGCGACGTCGACGACCGAACATATTACAAAGCCATCCTGGGTTTGTTACACGGCTCGCACACTGAGCCAGGAATGGCCTAATACCTTCGTACGTCTGAAAGACGTTTTGCTGCAGTCTGGATGCGTCATCGGCTGTAATAAACGTGCCGCTTGCCCTCAGCAACGTTGCACATGCCTCTGGCGACTGACCATACGCTAGCCCGAAGATAACCGCTTTCGCGGCAGTACGTAGTGCGATCTTCCCGATGTCATCCAGGCCTGTCTTCGTTGGAGGACAGTCCAGGTTGAATGCGGTGACTGCTAGGTTGGCGTGGATGTCGAAATAATTCGGATCATCCTCGTCCAATCCAGATCGCTGGCAATGGTCGATCATTGTGTAATCTTGAGCCATTGTCGCGAGCATCATTAACTCGGCGCCGCTGTAGTCTGCTTCGACAAGAAACCATCCCGGTTCCACAGTGAAGATGCTGCGGATCGATCTGGTGTACTTCTCTCCGATAATACGTCTGTAATCGGATTCGCGGCTCTTACTGAGATTCTGCAGTGCAGGGTCTCGACTTTTCCATCTCCCTGTTTCGGTTACCTGCGTAATGTGCGTACGGCAGTAACCGTCATCGGACATGTACTCTGTGACGCCGTCCGAGTAAACGAGATTTCCATCCTCATCGTAAACTTCGTTATCGTCGTCGTCTGTCAACGGTTCCCGAAGGATACCTTGAACAGCTTTAGCTAAGAACTTGTAGTCGAGAATATCACGAAGAACCTTGCTGTGGTCACGTGGCTCGTCAGAGACTTCGCCGTCAGCGTTGACCACTTCCGTAATTACCTGATCCTTCAGGTAAAACAACTCCAACAAGCTTTGTTTACCTGCTGAAGGTGTAATCTCCATTTCTTGTGGTGTACCACGAACCGTTTCCCACGGCACCGGATACTTACCTGTAGATCTTAGAGGCACGATGTGAAGACACATCGCACCTTCGGGCCTACAGCGTTTCACGGAACCGTACTGCTGGTAGTAACCGTTGTACTTCTCGCCGAACATCGCTTCTGCGATATGGAAACGATTCTGAGGATTAAAGTCCGGCCAGTTAAACTGCTCTCGTAACGACGTTAGCAATTCTGCTTTCCGATCGCTGAAAAGCTTAGCTACTTGGTCTACGCCTTTTCGATCGACAAGCAAACCGGTTCTATTAATCTCCAAGACAGCCGGTGCCGCTTGGTGTGAGATCCAGTAAGCTTTCCAACATGGTTTTCCGTAGCGATCACCGTCCAAGCCTTCTTCCCAAAAGTAATTGGCCAGTCTTAGTTCGCCAGCGGCGTCCCATGCGCCGTAAGGATACAGTGCCTCATCGCTGATCCATCCGTATCCGATATCTAGATCTTTTCGTGCCTCTATGGCTTCTTTGATCTCGTCGTTCTTCGCCAGTAGATCATACTCGCCGAAAAATCTTAGGCGTTCTTTGGTTAATTTACCGCCGTCGTCGAGCGTTTTCTTAGCTCGTAAGTACCTAGCCTTTTCTTTAAGCAGGTCGGCCGCTCTTCTTTGAATAGCTTTGCGTTGCTCGGCTTTCATCGCGTTGAAAGAGCTTACGTAATTAGGCACGTTCGTATGGATAGCGAGTTGCTCGTCCAGACCGAATCGTGCCGTTTCGTCTATGGCGTGAGCGGCTAACTCGAGAGCTAGTCCACCACTATGCTTACAATCCTCCGGTGTCGCCGCTGGTGCGTACTCGTCTCGTAAGTCCAAGCCGTAATAGGTGAACCATTCCAAGTCAGCGTTAAAAAAGTGTCCGGCAGCCCTAAGGCCCTGCATGAATTTCTTACACAGTCTAGCGGCTACGCGGGTACCGTTCTTCGTACTGTAAGAGCCATCGCTGGTTTTATAAGAGAACCTCGGACTTCCGCCTTTGTGCGTAAGTGCAATCACTACGGCCGAATCAGGTCTGTACGAAAACTGAATGCAACGTAAGTACGCTTTACTGTCTTGCGGGTGTCTACCCTGCCATTCGGCGTCCCACGCCACTATCTTGTTCTTACAGTTCTTACGCATCAGCTTTAGATGGTGGACCAGCTGATCTACTGTGTCGACAACGTAGTATTTAAGCCCTCGATCCATGCCGACAACGCCTACCGTTTCGACATCCGAGTCAGTTGGGTCTAGCTCGGCTACTATCTCACCATTCGCCTTAGCATGTTCTTCAGGGTCATAACACTTGTGGAGAAACGTCATATTGTTGATAAGGCGTTTTTCCTCACTTGTCATACCACCGGATAGTGCTTTGACTGCTGTTACACCCAGACGTCCACGTGCCGCGATCACGGCACTAGGGCTTATGGTGCAAACGATCTTCGCCGTAAATCCAGACGGAGGCGATACCGCAGATATGCGTGTGTCGAAGTACTTCTCGACCACCTCGCCTTCGTATTTACCTAAGGTTGCCGACTTACCGAGAATGGCCTTAACAACGTCGGCGCCCTGCAAAACTATGAACTTAGGCCTAACCAGAAGGATCTCCTGGTAAAGCAAGTATCTTTGCTGCTCGATCCATGTCGACTGTAAGCCAGCTTTGCTAGGGTCTAGCGACGTACTTTTCAATAGCGACGTGACATAGACCTTTGAATCTATCTCCCCGTCGAACCCTGCTCTTATAAACGCGTGCCTCAGAATCTTCTCGTCATCTCGCGAGAATAATTTCTGTGCACCCATATCGTAGGCCGTCGGACATTTACCGATGACCATAATGTCAGCCTTAACAGGGCCGTGCGTCTTGATACGAGAGTCCAGCATACGACCGGTTAGTGTCGACAAAGTTACCATGCGACCGGATTTATTAACCGGTAGCCTTAGCAGTCTGTTGCCGTAACCATACAAGATGTTGGACGTTAACTTACTTAACGAAATGCCTACACTCGCGGCATTAGCAAGTAGATCGGCGTGAGGCTCTGGCAACCCCGGAGCACCATGCGGATACACTTTTCTAGCCGACAAGTTTTGTAGAGACATAGACACCAGCCTTTCTCGCCGTCTTGTAGATGCACGCCCAGATGAAATCTCTATCAAGCGAACCCGGATCCGTAAACGACGGTAAATAAACCGGCAAAATCGGACACGTTAAATGACTCATTAACGTTTTGTACGCCTTGGTCATGTGATGCTCTAGCCCCTTCTTTTTCGACGTCTCGTCTTGGGCAGGGTCTAGCAATAACACGATTGCGGATCGTACTCGCTTATCTCGCGAACCGATTACACTTCGTAAAATGTCGCACTTACGTTTCTGCAGCGTCTTACCTAGAACAGCTACCGCATTCAGACCTACCGACCAAGCGTCGCCAGGGCCCTCAGTTATTACGATAGTTTCGTAATTCTGAGCATGCTCGATGCCGTACAAGAAGTTACCGATAGTTCCGTAAGAGTGCTTCCACTTTGGACCGCTCTCACCGGAATCCTCTAGTCGTCTAGCTGTCCAAGCTGCGAGCTTTACTTCGCCATCGAAGTCAGCGTATATCGGTGCCAGAAGCCTATCAGTCATATCAGATGCCGTTGACCGACCCAGAGACACGTGATGGATATCATAGTGCTCCGCGAGATATGCTGGATCGTAACCTCTCGCTAAACACCAATGTATTAGCTTGTGGTCGCGGTCAGTCCTGAGTATGTCCGTAAGCGGTCTGACGAGCCCAGGAAACTCGATCGGCAGCATTTCCTCTTCTACGGCTTCCTCGCCCACCATGTCTGCGTCGACCGGTACATCGCCGCCGTTATAGACCATGTCGTACAGTTCCTTACGGTTTTCGAAATCCGTAAGACACTCTTCGTTAAAGCAGTGTGCCAACCACAGGGTCAGTCTCTTCGTAGCAACGCTTCGCGTTCCCCATAGATGGTTTATGTACAACCGCTGTTTAGTGTCCGAACAGAACGGACAGTTGATGCGGTACTCTTCGCCCGTGGAAGAACCTTTCTTAACCAGCTTATAGCTGCCACCAGTCGTCGTCATAGCGAACTGGCCAGTCTGACCGGGCTTCTCTATGTGGACGGCGTGGTTTCCGAATACTTCACGCAACCGTGATACTAATCGGTTGTTTACGTACTTACGCGAAGCTTTGATGCTCATTCAAAATTCTCCCGTATGTCGCCACCAGAGAATCCGCGTAGCTTCCGAGCGTCATCCTTATGCATGATCTCGTTGTTCATCACTTCGTAATCTCCGTCTGCTGCTTCCCAGCGACAGAACGTATTGTCGAGTCTCGCCGGTATACCGTAACCGATTGGCGCCCCGCGACGACCTTTAGCCTGAACAAATACGGCTAGACCTTCAGTCGGCGTAGGTACCCCGCTTACGAAAGCGAAGTCAGCATTTTCTGTAATACCCAATGCTTCACGAAATGCCGTTTTGTCCGGCGTAGTACCGGGCTTACGTTTCGCCTCAGCCGCAGCTAACTGGTGCGAGATCCATGTTATGCAGTTGAACCTGTTAGCGACGTTGTGCTTACAATCCAAAGGTATTTGCGTCAGCACTCTTCGCAGCTGACTGTCGCTCTTTGCTGTGGCGCCGATATACGTGTTGGCACAAGTACCGGCGTAATCCAGCCCCACAAACGCTACACCAGGATTACCGAGTTTACGTTGATGCATCTCGACATAATCAGCTATGCCGTCTACGAGTCGCGTCGCGTATTTGACCAGACTCTGTTGCGAGTGAGAGAAATCCACCAACTGTATGTTCCGTGACATAATCTCTCTAGCTCGCTGATACCTACCTCTCTCGCCCCTTGGCCAACTAGCTCTTTTCGCTCTGGCTCGCTGAATTAGATTCTTGAGAAGCTTTTTCTCATATGGTTTGTAAGAATCTATATCGCCACCTTCGGAGAAACTCGCCAAGCTGGCTTTCGTAATAAACTCGGTGATCGAGTCTCTGCAGATGTTACCGATGTTCGAGATGATGTGCTGAATAGGGTCTTCGATACGCTCGTAATTAACGATGTAAACCCACTCAGGCGGTCTGCCTTGCTCCGCGGCTAATCGCTGCTCGGCAATGGCGATGTTGGAACCAACCTGATTCACCAACGTACTCTTACCACCACCCGACACGGCGCCGTGTAGTACACACTCGCGAGCGGCCGGTTTGCCGCCAGTAAGAGTGTCCACGAACGACACGCCTGTCGAAGAAGCTTTACCGGCCATCGGCCTGTTAAGCATAATGTCGATCGGATCCGCGAACATGTCGTCATTCGACGCATTGGCGATGAGCAGCTTATTGCGTATCTCGTCAATCAGCTCGGACTCGGACGACGTTCTTACAGATTTCGTAAGCTGATCCGCTAGCTTTGCCGATAGCAGTTGGCCGATGTATCTCGACAACTTCTCGTTCAATACTACGAGGTAGTCCGATACTGTTTTCTCTAACTTTACGGCCAGCCTGAACAGTTCCATGAGCGAGTCTTTGAACTCGTCAAAGTTAGGATCGTCTTGAACTGACTCATTGACCTTGTTACGGAATATGTCGATCGTCGGCCATACAGCATACGACTCTTCGTATTCCTTCAACTCTTCAAGCCAGAATCTGTAGAGATCGTCGATCTCTGGCATCGATTCAGTGTCGATGTTGTCGGCAGCTCGTTTGTACAAGTCTCTATCCAGAAGCATGGCTGCGAACACCATGTTCTTTTCGTGTGATTCGAGATTCTTTACCAACTTAGCCTTTTCGGCCATACTCCCACTCCCTGAACGATACTAAGTACTTAGGTCGCGAGATGCGTACAGTCGCCGCAAACCACTCGTCGTAGACCTCGTCACACGATGCGTAACGTATAGCCGCAGTCACCTTTTTACTGGCGTTAGGCAACACACCGTTAGTTTCCAGCATCGTCACGTAATAAACTGGATCGATTTCATCAGCCAACGATTCGATTACATCGTTCAGCGTTACACCTGCGTGCATATCCTCGTCTATGTCGAACCGTAACTTCACACGCTCGTCCGAGGCGTATATCGACGCTCTGGACTTTATCCTGTAACCGTCATTGAGAGTGACAGGGTCGTGTTTCTGATATTGCTGTAAACTCATTAGCCACGGAATCGTTGACGATACGCCTGAGTTCACTATTCGATTTAGCTCTGCCTGTAACAGCTGTACCGGATTAAAGTCGTTTCTCAACGCATTCTCTATGAATACAGCGTACGGAGATGGCTGTACGCATTCTTGCTTAGAGTTAACCATGTATCGAGAACTATGGCCATTAATCTTCTCTGATCGCCTTCTGGCCAATACGTACGAATGCCGAACTACACCGCAGAGGTGTTTGTTCGGCATCGTACTTGGTACGTAATTTCTCCAATCATCGCTCACGGTTTCTCCTTGGATATGACTTCCCAGCCCTGCTTCTTATAGATGCGGTGCCGAGCTTTCGATCGCTCATTAGCAGAATGGTTGTGCTTATCGATTAAGTCGACAAGTCGACCGAACTCCTTACCATCCGCAATACGCGATACACGTCCGGCGGCCTGAATGACTTCTTCTGGCGCCGAACCACCGTGAGCGAGAATTACGGTTCTTAAATTGGGAAAGTCTACGCCACGTTTCCACACGCTGTTGCAGATGATGACGGGTACTTTACCCTTACGAAATGAGTCAGCCAATAGCTCGATAGAGTCAGGTGTCGGTTGTATAGCACCCTTCTCCACCAAACCCATGTTTTTCCACTGTTCCCATTTGTCTGGCGACTGCACGGCGTGTACGACTGGGCACCTGTATAGCTTACGTATGTTGTAGATATGCTCTACTCGATTGACGTAGACCAATACTTGACCGTCTGCCACATACTCTTGGATAGCGTTCACAATCTCCATGTTTCGATCGTAGTTAGTCCAATAGACCAATCGATCGAAATTAGGCGAAGTACCACTTAGGTCATCGATCGGCGTCGCATGATACTTACGCCACACTACTTTGATCGGTGCGACGGATTTGGCGTCAACAGAAGATTCGTAAGTTGCTCGGTACCTGAAAGGACCAGCAACCGCTTCGACAAACTTATCTGCGTTGTCGGTACGGTCTTTCTCGTTGGCACTAAATCCGTAGCACCTCTTAGCTTTTACAGCCAGTAGTGCGGTCATTCGTTTCTTTGTGCACGCCTCCTGACGCTCGTCAATGATTAGGAAGTCGTACTCTTCGTCATACGTCGAGTGGATACTATCCATCGAGCATAACTGGATACGCGTCGGTGTACTGGCCCGCGTGGACCCGCTTCGCATGGAAACATTAAGTCCTGGCGTATCTGCTAGAGAATTGTAGATATCCTTAAGAAGCTTGAGAGAGTAAGTCGTAATTAAGAATCTCGCCTTCGGATAGTACCGACACAAGGCCTTAATCAAAAACGTCTTACCGGCGCCGGTAGCCGCACAGAACTGTGCAGTATCGTTGTCACGCACAAGCTCGATAATAGATTTCTGTTCTTCGCGTAATTTCAACTTCGCGAGGAACTTAGAGTCCGGTACGAACGCCAAGGCTGAGCTGGCCGACATCTTCTTACTGTCTCGTACAGCCACGTGGCGGCCGTGTCGTTTGGCCACTTCGGTGACCCTGTCCATAAAACCGACGCCGGTCGTAATTACAGTTTCTTTGGCTAAACGCTTTACCACGTACAAGTACTGCGGTTCGTATGCGTAGTTCAGCCTACCTCTCTCGCGTTTCGTAACTAACAGGTTGAGTGTTAGTTCTTTTTTCAGCTCAGCTAATAACTCTTCGTCGTGTATAAAACGAATGGTGACCTTCAAGTAATTCTTGAAGGCCACCACTATGGTACTTGGATCGACTTTGCAGTCCGACATTAGAATCCCTTTTTCTTCAAACCGTATAACATGTCGTCCATACCCAGATCTGTCATCAAAACGTTGTTGACAATCTCGGCCAAATAAAACATGGCTTTTTTCACCGGATCATCCCACGGGTCGTAATAATCGCTCTCGTAATTTACCGCGTTCTTGAGCAGTACGAAGCTCTTTATTCGACTAGGATCTCTTGGGTGATCTTCGGTCTCTACGTAAGTAGCGAGCTCATTATAAATCTCTTCAAGGTCAGGAAAACTACCGTCTTCCGATGCCTCCGACATCAACATGATTTTCGACGCGATACCAAGAGGGACCGGCATCGGAGGATCGTCAGTTAACGCGTGCGTATAATAGCCGTAGGCCAGATTTCTCACGCGATCTAGTGACAAGAAAATCAGTCCAAGACGTATCTTGTCGGCCTCGTTTTTTACCATGTACTCACAAGCCTGTACGCCGTTGCTCGCCACGCTCAAATAACGTACTACGTCTATAGGGTCGATGCTGTTCGCTAGCTCGAGTTGACTGAAGCATTCCACAGCGTACGATTCCGTAAGAGTACGAGATAGCGGGGATCGTACTTCCGTAAAATTGGTAGCGAGCATTGTCACATGCGGAGTATCCGCGAAGCTCGGCATAACAGTAGTTTTTTCTCGCATATCGCTCGGAATCGTTGCTATGAGCCTATACGCGTTCTGCGGATTCTCGACCGAAACAACGATTTTCACCCTAGAAGATCCCGTGATTAAATCCATCGCGTGATCTCTTCTCTCTATGTTGACAGCGTCGCGAACCATCACGCCTTCTGACGTGTTTTCAAATACCCTTGCTTTCAGTTGCCACGTGTCGTCGCCAGTCAACTCTTGATAGATGACACATTGGTCGTACTTGTGGACCGGCTTCGCAGATTCCTTACCGAGAATCTTGCCCAAGATCGAGTGAATGACCGACAACGGATAAAGCACGATGGTGCGTAATAACAATTCCTTGTCTCCCTGTTGCTTTGAGCTCTGACGACAATCGTTCAAACACATCAACTGCCTGCATTACACGCTCTTCATCGAGGTGAGCTGTCGGCTCATCTAAACAGAAGAACGGTAGTCTACCGACGAACACCGCCGATCTGCCTAACCAAAAACTAATAGCCAATGCTACCTGCTGACCTACCGACAGTCTTGCCGCTTGCTCGATAGACCCGTCCCTGTGTATGGCGTTGAATGAGAAATTCTCTGGATCAACTTCCACAGTAAACGGTGCGTTAAAATCTCTTAAGAGATCGTTTACCTTGTCTGTAGTCTGACTCAACGTTCCAGCTATGATTCTAGCCGGTAGCCTATCGCGATGCAGAATGTTTCGCAGCGTACTGGCGTAGTTTGCGAAGTCTCTTACACGCTTAGTCTTGATACCTACTTCTCTAACTTGCCAAAGCGACGTTAACGTAGCTCTTAGCGAATTAGTTGCCGAGTTGTATAGGTCTCTAACGTCCTTTAACGCTGCCAGATCGGTCTCGTGCGTGGCCAAGAGTTCCTTAGCCAACTTGACCGATCCGCCTTTCCCACTGATTGCTTCGAGTCGTTTTTTATTCTTCTCGATCGTTTCTCGAGTCATAGCAATGTTGACCTCGATCGACGTAATTTCGTGGCTAAGGTTTGTACACGCATCAGTAGCTGCCTTAAGCCTAGCTTCGGCGTTACGTAAGTTGGATCGAGTTTCCGTCTCTTCCTCTTCTACGTCATGACCTAGCAGGTACTCCTCTCCGTACGGCGCCGATTTGATCTGATCGATCGCTGCTTGAGCCAGCTTACGTTCCAACATTAACTTGTCCAAGGAGCTCTCGTAACGCGACCAGATAGCTGTTGCTTCCATAAGCTCATTGAAACGTAAGCGGGCGTCGCTCAGGGATATCTTCGCAGCCAGCTTCTGTTCGCGTAATTGCTCGACTCTCTTAGCTATCTCTTCCGCGTTGTCAAATGCTCGCCCGCAAGAAGCACAGACGGTCTCCTCTTCGATCTGCCCCTCGGTTATTTTCAAGCAGTTCACGATAGTTAACTTAAGCGACGCCAATTCGTCAGGGTCCGCCTTCGGCACCGGTGGTTCTTGCGGTAGCTCAGCAGATAAAGTCCTCAAGTGCTTGTTTACGATTTCCCTCGAAGGAAACGATCGCATGGCGTCGTAACGACTTCTACTTAACTCGTGAATCTCGCGGTACTCGTTTACGTCGGTTTGCGCCTCGTCTACGGCATCTTCGGCGTGTTTCAGTTTGCTTTTCTTAAATGCCAAAGCTGTTTCGCATTCCTCGAGCCGACTGGTGTCTTCGGCGATGTCTTTCGATAGAGACTTACAGTCCTCTGCTCGGCTAACTATTGCCTTAAGCTCTTGAACTCGAAAATCAGGTAACACGGTCGCAGATACTTCGTGCATCTGTTTTCTGTAGTCACGCCGGTTTTTCTTCTTCGATCTCCACTCTGCGACCAGTCTGTCGTGTAGGTCTGACTGATACGTGGAGATGATGCCTTTATCCATCGTGACTTGATCACGTAGGACTCGGTCGAGTTTTTCCAATACATCAAGACCGCAAAGCGATTGGAACATAGCAGCACGATCTGCTTTACCGCCGGAGATAATGTTCTGTAAGGCGTTCTGTGACGCAAACAAGAACTCGTTAATAGTGGCCGCTGTGGTACCGAGAAGCTCCAAAGCTTTTTCCGTAATTACGGTTTCTTTGCCTTTAGCGACTTCTTTGTTGTTGAGCGTTAACGAGCTACTTCCGCCCTGCAAAACACGGCGAACCACCATAGTACCCGACGTCACTTCCCATGTTGTTTCAATGTAAGAAAGATCACCTTGCGGAGTACCTCGTCTGATATTCGATTCTTTGGCGCCAGGAACAGACGAGAAGTCGTTCGTTACCGACAATCGTGCCATATTCATTAAGTTGGACTTACCAACGCCGTTCGATCCGCAAATCACTGTAAGACCGAGTGGAAACTCAACTGTCTTATTCTCATACTGGCATACGTTCACTAACTTCACTTTGCACAATCGCATTTCCTACTCCGATAAACAAAATAGCAACGGTGCCGAAACACCGTTGCTATCATTAAGAACTAGATTAATCTAGCTGCCACCCTAGATCCGACTATCGACAGCGGCGGAATACCCGCACAAGACGATGTCGAGGTGCACAGCAATTCGCTGGCTTTTCTTCGCACACTGGCGAGGCCACTGGTGCCACAACCGGCGTCTCGCAGACGCAAGCTGTGTCGACGCGGCATCCGATGCGATAGTCAGGTGTCACTGCATCCAACACATGGACGACTGCTTTGATAGGTGCCTCAACAATTTGTCGAAGGCATGACCCATCTCGGCACTCTTGTGCATTGACAGACTGAACAGCAAAGAACGCAACAAGGCCTACGGCCAATCCGAAAAATCGCTTCATCGAGAAGCCTCCATGTCACGCGAATCGCGTCGCGCACGCTGCCTACGAGTTAGGCTTTCACAAATCGATCCCGAAGATTTCTTACAGCCGATTTCATATCGTCGGAGAAGAGAAGGTTACGTAAGTCGCCAAACTCTTCGCTGGCCTCGCCGCATTCCTTGGCGAGGAAGTAAGTAAGCCGGGATTCCTCCCCATCGAAAACCACATCAGAATCGACGTCGTCGACGCTGGTTGCCGTGGTTTTCAGTTGATAAAACAAAAATGCCGTATCACCGACAATTTGTTTCATCTTCGTATAGACCGAACCAACACCTATGTGGTCGTTTACGATGTAAATCGGTTTGTGCAAAGTAATAGGCAATCGCCTCTTAGCAGCCTCGTTCATTACTTCGTAAAGCGTTTCGGCCCACGTATCCATCGCACTGGTCAGATCGTCCAGCGAGTTGATATCTACTTTCAACACCACTCGACTATTCAATTTAACCGGTTCGACAGATCCGTCGTCATTGAGCACCAACGCAAAATGTGTTGGTGGCTCATTAATTTTCCGCATGTGCGTTGCACCTGGGGAAAATAGGCTAACTGGGTCACCATTAGCGTTCTCTCCGCTCTTACGAGCAGGTCGATGATAATCGCCCGATATGATCGTCGATACGTGAGGGACGTCCTTAGAGGAAATCTCTGGAGACGAACCACCCATTAGTTCAGCCCAGTGCTGGTGCGCCACAAGTATCTTGGCTTCACTGGGTATCGTCTGAACCATTTTCTTTATCGACTCTCGGTCTCGCCACGACAGAAAGCTCGTCATCGTTCCACCGATGTCGATAGTTCTACCGTCGGCATCGGTAACCCATCTATCACAAGCACGTAACCACGTTGGCTCCGCTTTATCGTGCTGACCATAGATGTTGTACACATCCAGATTGGCATGCTTCATACGGTCGAGTTCTTTCACCAAGAACGCAACGGTTGTTGACGTCGGTGTCTTGGATGGCAACGTCTCTACGATGTCTCCAGCCAAAACTAAGGGCAGCCCCTTATCAACGGCCAACGACACGCACTGACTAAACCCATGAAAAGCATCGCCTAAAAGAGACGGACGATCTCTCCAGATCAACTCTTCGATGTGACAGTCAGCGGTTATTACGCATATCGGTTTGGACATATTACACCATCGCTATCGAGTAAACTTTATTATCGACAACCATTCTAGGTCCCGCATCCGTAGTATACAGATAGCAGTCCGATGTCAGGTGGTTGTCTGTAACTACCCTTACCCTGGATAGTTCCACAAGGCTGCGAACATACAACTTACGATCGCCGTCGAACGTAATTAGTAAGTTCTTCTTAGCAACTATTGCGAACGACACGTCGCAATAACCAGGGAGTTCTAACTGACTGAACCGAGTGATATCGGCTTCAAAGTCAAAAACGTAAATAGACTGGTAGTACCGTCGTTTCGACTCACTGTGAACCACCAGAACATTCTGCTCTGCCCGGGCGTTCATTATCTTGTGATCCGACAACTCGCTCAATGGCTTATTGTAGGTACGACCATCATCGCCGAACATCATCGCCCATTTCGTGCTGAAGTCATGTAAGACTACGCCGTGATAGGTTTTGATTTGTCGACGGTTCTCGGACACGTTCGTCATGAACGAAACGGACAAATCGTTCGTAGGCAAACGGTCGTTGATTCTCACGCGTGATAGCTTGTTCTTGTAGATGACGTAGGCACGCCCGCTCGCGTAGAACAGACTGTCCGCAGCGATCTCATTGGCACAAGGTATCGATTTCTTCTTACCGGTTACTTTGGCGCCAGCCATTGTAAGCTCTACCAGTTCGTGTTTTGTCTCCCCGTAAGTCAACACAGACTTATCCCAGAGAACCCACTGACCGTTCTGGTAGTCGTACGGATCCGACATCAACGTTTCCAGTAATTCCACTTTCAGCGACTTTCCTGAATGCGATACTAAATTCACTCCGGCCTTCACACTCTTAGACGTTGAGCCCAATCGTTCCGGTGCTGGATCTTTACTATGGCCATTTAACGTATCCTCTAGCCACCTGTTTAATCCGATCGGAATATTACCGAGCGGACGACATGCCGCGTTGAACTGTGTCTTTGGATCATAACAGCTCACCCGCTTCTTGATACGCTGTGGCATATCGCTGGCACCATCGGTGTAATCCGGATGATGCGTAGCGTAAGGATGCATACCTACCCATAGCCAACCAAGTATAACGGCCATGGAAAACCAGTCGGTGCCCTGGCAAAATCGGTCGGCACTGTAATCCCGTATGCCCGGCTTAATTACAGTTGCAGGGAACGATGGCGTTTGAAACGCCGACGTGTCGATCGCGTAAACGGTATCGAGCTTCTTAGGCACCAGCCAATTACAGTCGTTCGGATCGATCATTAGGCATTTGGCATTATGCACGTTCTTCATGATCTCGATCATCCATGCGGAGATCTTTTCACGAAACGGATTATCGATGCCGTTGCTCTTACAGAATTTGTTACCGAACAACTGGCAGAGGACGTAGCTGTCGTCGACAAGCTTGGTAACTTCTCCGATCCGTTGATGGGATTTGCCGTAGAGAAGCTCGATAGGCTTGATTACCCGATCGTCGTTGATCTTGGATAACTCGGCTATCTTCTTCTCCGGCACTGCATTTAACGGGTCGTGGTATACGCAGTATGCCAAGCCATCTCTACCGTATACCGCTTTCTCCCCGCCTTTGCCGAGGAAGTTGTCGTCTCCCAGTACGATTCGGCTGCCCGACTCACGATAGCAAGTTAGTGACGTCATTCGATTATGGAAATCCCTGCGATAGAAATGTCATCCTCGTGAACGATACCTTGTGCCGCCAGCTCTCGACACACTCCTTTGAGATGTCGAACGCACCATTCGCCACGTAGGCCTTTTATGTCGCGAAACACAGGCAACGCGTCGAACGGCTCGTATTTGGCTGTTCTGAAGGAGAATAGCCCGTCAGTAACGACCGCCACAGCAGATACCTTGTCGATGTCGAAATATCGAATAACGGGGTACTGCTCTTTTTGCCTTGCTGACGCGTTCAGGTCCACGTCGATATCCACGGCGTAAGGCAGCTCGCTCGAACCATCGTGTACGGGATAACGTGGTCTTGCCTCGAACCCGATACGTTCGCCCATGAATTTATTACTGCCCTTCTCGCAATAAAGAATCGCGCCATCACCGGCCATTACGGCTGCGATCTTGTTGTTTCCGTATAGTTCGACCGAACCGACAGTGGTGTATCTCGCGTGTTTCACTCCGGCGTGCACAGCGAAATTGACCAGACTTCTGAGGCGGTGTAGCACGACGGCATTCATCGGCTGGTAATATTCTGCCTTGTCGCACATGTAAGGCACGATAGTGGCGCCTGAAGTGAAATGAGCTGCTACGGCCGCAGAACCTAGATCGGTACGAGCGTTCTTGATTCTCTTGCCATCAGCTGAATACACGGCGGAACAACCGTCGGCTACACCCGCGATACCGGATGAATTGTGCCCAGAATTATCCTCGCACCGGTCGTGGGAGTGACCTTTCAACGAGAACGAATCGACATAGGTACTGGCCATAGTTTTACCTTTGATAATTTATGAAAGAAATGAAAGTGCCCCGCGGAAACCCACGGGGCACCACCGAAAGCCAAACAAAGCTAGAACGATAAGTTCTGGCTGACTGCTTGGCTCGGCCCACCAGTACCAACTGCTTGCGACGACGCGGAGATGGATTCGCTAATCGCAAGCCCTAGTTTGGCGATGGTCTTTTCGTTGGCCTCTTCGATCTTCACGAACGGCCGAGTAAATCCCTGAGCGTGCAAGTCGTTCAGGGCCTGGATGATTTCTCGGTCCTGACCGACGTTGACACCGATCAGGAACGAATCGAGAGACTCGAGACATTCCTTTTGGTTGGCTTTCTCGAAAGCCTTACCAACTTCGACGACGTCGGAGAGATCCTTAAATCGACCGGCACAGTTCATGCCGTCCGTAACAACGATCACGATCCCGTTGGCAGTGTAACGGTTGTCGTGCAACCGTTTGCCCATGTCCGTGCTCGCTTCGATCGACGAGATAGTGGCGTCGAACAACGCTGTGGCGCCGCTAGCGTTGATCGAATCGTAAACGCTGAGATCCGTAATCTGGTTGATCGGCACGAAGCCATGAACCTCGCGTACGGTCGTGGCAAACGTCACAACACGCAACAACACGTTGTCGCTACGAGGGTTGAACTTCGGGTTGCCGACAGCTTTCACGGCCTCCTTGAGGACTTTGATAATGTCCGGCATAAACCGCATAACGCTGGTTGAGCAGTCGATCACCAGCGTTGCCAACGAGTACATGGATTCGTCGAGCGTATCCATTCGTACCGCACTGTAACCGAAGTGACCTGCGTTGAGCTGCTCGACGTCGCCTTGAATAATAGGCATAGAACTCTCCTAAGAAACAAAACTTGAAACTTTGAACAAAACGAAATCAACAGACCTAGATGTCAGTCGATTTCATTACTCGCATACCGAGGCCTTTGCCCCAGTCCACGAAATTGGTGCCGAGAAACTCGAGCCCGGCCACGCTAGCTGTGCAATCCTCTAGCAATACCACTCGCTTCATGAAATCGGCGCCACCAAGCTTCGCTGCGGCGTCGCGTACCGTGTTGGCCAGACAGTGGCTCAGAGCCAATCCGCTAGCGAATACCGTCGTGTCTGGATCATCCAGCATGCCAAGGAATTCCATGTTCGTCTGAGTCGATGGATCGTTTGGATCCTCCACTTCAGCATGGACAGCACCGAAATGCTCGGTGCGGTAGTTCGAACCCTTGGTGACCTTGCTCGCGAAAGCAAATCGGGTTGTCTCCCAGGCAAACATGCCAGCCTCGAACTCCGCGTCCATGGCAGCACCTTCTGTACCGATCAAACAGTGCGGAGGCCAGATCATGTGGCTGTATCGCTTGTTTGATTCGAGACTTTCCAAGTACTTGATGGTCCACGCCGTAAGAGCCGGATTGCGACAAACAACCTTGCCCTTCTCTACAAGGTTGCCCGAGCTATCGTACTGCGACGCGAACATTTCACCGCCGCGTGCCTTAATGACGGTAAACGGCGATACGTCAGACCCGTCCGCGTACGTGAACCAGACGGGGTGGGCGATGTGGATCGCATGGTGCTGGTCAAATGTAACAATCACGTCATCGAAGAAACGCGATGACTTCTTCAACATATCGGCGATATTTTTCATGGCGGCTTTACCGCCAGCCACAGCCAGCTTACCGCCTTCGCAGAAGTCTCGCTGAGGATCGATTACCAACAATACGTTTCGTTTGTTTCCCAATTTATGCTCCCTGTGCCATTTCTAAGGCTACCTGAAAACCGAACTGGTTGGCCGACACGTTGTCGCCAAACCATAGAGATTTGAGTCGGGTATCCGTGGACTTCCCGTACTCCCATGTCAGGTACTCGGAGTACCCGTTGTAAGCGTGCCAGTAATTACGGCCGGAATTACCTTTACCGGACGTAGCCAACGTAACAATACGGTCCATCACCTTTTGCTGATGTGGCGTAATTTTGTCCTCAGACTTAATGTCGAGAACTCGCTTGGCGTATTCACGTAGGCTGGCTTTCGTGACGCCCTTCTTAGCTAGTAACGCAAAGTTCTGTGTGTCGAGCTCAAATCGCTCGGACGCCAGATCCAATGAGGCCGTGATCATCTTCAACGCGTCTTTCATGCCACGCGTATGTTTGATTTTGATCATGTTGCCTTTGCCCACGGCTGCCGACAGCGTGTTGTAGCAAACAACCCGAATGTTGGTAAAACCATAACTAACCGACAAGGACTGATCATGACTGTGTGCCATCATCATGTACGACTTGACAGTATCTTTGCCGGTCTCGTTCGAATCGATGGTTTCCTGGCGATTCTTGAGGGCGCCGAGAAACCATACTACCTTGCCGCCGAACAGCGAGCCGCAGGTCTCGACCTGGACAGATCCGTCTTGAATGAACGGATCGAAGATATTGAGCATCTCTTCGTTCTGTAAGATGTGGTAATCGGGCCCAACAACGCCCAGCATTTCATCATTGTCTTCTCTGATGATGACGCCGTGGCCTTTGGTACGCGTCTTCGGCGTCTTATTTGCCGTGGTGTAACTGTTTCCTTGAATAATTACTTCTCGTCCATTCTCTAGAAAGAATGGTTCTCGTCGGACTCGCCATTTCAGGCCCGAGAGTGTAAGAGCCTCGTCCGCATTCTTTGGTGGCGTCGCTAAGACAACACCTTTGCCGTGCCAAGGCGTGATACGGGTCGACAGCATACTGTCTGTTTCAAAAAGATTGTGAGCCATGGCTCCTCCAGGCTAATAAGCCGTACGTATGGAAAAACACGAATTGTCGGCACAAATTAGTGCCATAGGGAGTGTTGTCCAGCTAAACGCCAAACAACTGCAGCCATAAGCTGCTACGTCGCGATACTCCCATATGCGACGTGCCGATCAAGCCCATAGGTGTTCCTACAGGCTCGATCGACATTTCGTTAGTTCTTTGCCCTCTAGGGGCTAAAAATACCATCCTTGCAACAAACTCATACGAATCACGCATAAGGCTGTTGGTCGGGTTTTGGGGGTGTGACGCAAGCCATCATCCGTGTCGTGGATGCTGGCCTTTGCGTCCCCCTTACGGGTTTTATACGCCGCTCTTAGACGGTATCAGTTGTGCTGGCTGGCGACGTGCGTACACGGCATCAGCGAGAACATTATCTAATACGCAATACCCTGAGCAGAAGGGTGTCGATGACTAGGCTTGACCATTGCCTAGATATCGACCCATTTAGGAATCTTTTGAAGTGTCGGGTGTCGAAACCAGCTTTAAGCATGGTTTCCTTAGATTCCTCACACTCGATATCCATTCTCGCATCGCGAGCATATTCGAGTGTTAGCGAGCCGTCATTGAATAATTGCTGTAATTGGTTCTCCTCGACCAACTGCAAATAGTAGCAATCATGCCAATACTGACGACTCTTAGCGGGACACTGTTTGAAGACCGGTGGCGGAACATAGAAACCCATGTAAGGGAAATCTATGTTCGACACCATTGCTTCATAAAAATTGCCTGGACGTTCTCTAACGCCAGCCAATGTAGTTTTTACGTTTAATTCGAAGGCTAACTCTTTGTCGCCTTCAGCTACTTCCTGGTACAGGCTCACAGGTCTGCCTCGAATGAGGCTTTCGTGTAGCCTGTCCCAATAACGACTTGTCATCACAATCCATCAATCAAACGGTTTTTACGCCGGTCGAACACGCTGCTCAACTACTCGGCAACTGTTTGTGTCGTTATGTAAGTCTCTGTAAATCACTGTCGAGCGATGCATACAGATAGGCTATCGCTCACCGCCTATCAGTCGAAGTTGTGTGCTTCCAATCGCTTCTTAGCCATGGCTCTCGCGACACCGTCGTTCGGTGCCTTTTGTGCGAAACCATATGGAATGTTAAGCGATCGAAGAAGCGAAGCTATCTCTTCCTTGGACATCGTATCCAATGAGTCGATTAGTGCTTGCCTCTTACTAACTTCGTCCACGTTTTTAAGGCTCGCGGATTTGCCTCCCAGGACCGATAGTCTGCCTTTAGTCAACTTTCCGTTGTGTGTCGGCTGTTCGATCGCTGGCATCGGCTGATTAACCACCTCCTCATAAGGCGGTTCTTCAGTCGGTGTTTCCTCCTCTGTTTCCTCTTCTTCCCATTGGCTTACGATTCCCGGTAAGAACGGAGTTTGCTCTTCCTCTACATCATGATCCGGCTCTTCGCTAACTACGCCGCCAAATACAGAAGGATCAGACGCTTCGTGATCTTCGTCGTCATCTTCTTCGTCGAAATCTTCGAAGTTGTCCAACTGAATCGATTCGGCAAACTGCTCAACGTCAGCCTTCTTAACGACGTTTGAATCATCTGGCATAAAAGCTTCTGGAGCCTTTTCAGCCCTGTACACCTTTGGCGGGTCTACTGGTGCAACGGCTTCCTCCACCTTGGCAGGTTGCTCGGGCGGTTTCACAACGACAGGTTCGTCTGCTTGACTGGCCTGCAGAATAAACGCCATCGCTGCCTCAGTCATGACAATCTTGTGATGACGGAAATTGTAAGCGTACGGAATAGCCGTTAGATCGTCAGATGCCAATAGATCGTGATACGCCGACTCCGTCATGGCATACACCTGTCGAAGAGGCTTAGGGTATATGGCGACGAGACGAACCGATAGTTCGTCCATGCTGTTCGCCGTGCATATCACTGTCACCAGTTGAGTGAATCCTAGCTTTGACGATTCAAACGTCGTTAAACCAAGTGTTTTCTCACCGAAACTATTCTCTACCAAATCTATCGTTATCTTCATGTCACGCTCACTTAATAGGAAAATTCTCGTCGACGTTTCGCATGGCCACGTTTACCGCTACCAGATCGTACGCACCTTCTATCGACTTTCTGGCCAGCTTAGATAGCGTGTCCGCCGTAACCATTGGCACGTAAGTGTTTCTCGGAATGTAATGCGGCACGATCATAATGCCGCGTCTTCTGGCCTGGGCTATGCCCTGCCATAGATGCGGATGCGATCGTCTCTCATATACTTTGATAGGGTCCATTTCTGCCAAGCATTTCCGTACGTACTCCGAGTCCGTAACGATGTGTACGTAAAACCCATGCTCGAAATGCGGCGGTCTAGTTCGCATGGCATACGACACAACATCGAGCACCGCTCGAGTCTCAGCCTCATTAACGCCGCCAAATGACGCGGAACCCATCAGGTACTTTATTTGCGACGGTTGTCGCTGAAATATCACCGACGCATAACCTATCGGACGCTCTATCTTACAGCCGGATCCGTCCGTTACTGCCAACATATGCCACTTCGAGCTAGGGACTCCTAACTTCTGCATTAATGTCTGGGCACTCTTAACCTGTATTTCTTCCTCTACGATTTCTTCTTCTCGTATAGGCGGCAATCGTTTTTTCATACTTACCTCTGATAGGTAAAAAAAGAAGAGCCGGTGTAATTACACCGGCCCCCTAGTTTATCCGTAACCCAAGCGTTTGCTTAGGTTACAACTTCCGCTTCTTGCAAATCTCGCGAATAAAACACTGGGTTTGCCAACCATACCCAATTCTCAAGTGTTTCCTCTTCCGTCGCGCAGTTAACTCTTTCGGCTAGGCGATGCAAGGCACCCGCCACGCTTACTTTCACAACCTCTTGCCGAGGAAATAGAAAGAATCGCTTAACTTTCGCCAGAAGACCGACGAATATTCGTTCAGCTACTTCTATTTCGAGTTCTGTGTCGACAGGGATCGAATAGCCCTGCTTGACGTTGTCCACCAACCATTCCAGTGCGAGCATGTCTGCCTGCATGTTGATGTAGTGGACAGTCATCGATTTGATAATGGCGATGTCCAGAGCACACAGAATCGCTTCTGGTAGATTTGCGACGTCAGGAATTTGCCTGCCATCATACGGTTCGTTGTAAAACAAACCTTTCATCTGCTGCCGAACTTTTTCCGTAGTCCAAGTTGGAGCATACGGTTCGACCAACTCAAGACTATCGAGATGTGTTCCTGCGAGCCGACTTTGTGGATCTTTCGATCCAAACAAAATCATGCTGCAAAACAATTTTGCTAAACGTGAATTTTCCATTTTCGAGCTCCATAGATTTAGGTGGGCGTGAAATTTCCTATCTCTATGTAGCGCTGGCGGTACCGAAATTAAGCGTTATTTTTTCGGCGTCGCATGAACTTATTCGTCTTAAATTGATTTCGTAACGCACTCTTTTCCTTAGAGTAAGTCTTGTACCAGGATTCAAGTGTCGAGCTGATCCTGATCTTGTGCCTGTTCAACGTCTGTACCACTAACGCTAAACGCTTGTCCGACAACCGATTGATACCGAGCAGATCGGCCGGCGTCGCGTTCGCCACCGCACGAACAATCTTGTACCCAGCTTTATCCAGAAGCTCTGTCATGGCGCAGTCGAATATCGTGGCGACGCTCGATTCCGGATCTACGCCCTTTATGAATTCACTTTCGTAATCCTGCTGATACTCTCGCAGTAAGGCGACGGCTTTATCGAAATGACCTCTCGCCACCATGATTTCGAGACGTCGGATCATGGACTCGCGATTAGATTTGTCTCGCTCCAAAGCCGTTTCGTAACTCTCTTCCGAGTAACACGTCTGGCTTCGTCTGTCCTGCATAGCTGTAAGCGGTATGACGCTGATCTCGACAGGCCTCGACCTACTGGCGTATGATTCGCTCATTTGCTGCTTTCTTTATTTACACGATGAAACGTCTAGGACAATGATACGCACGCTGCCAACCACGGACATGCCCGTATCATGCGTCGCTTATATCTTTTCGCAATCGTCTTGGTTCGTACAGGGAGTACCGACAAACACTAAGGCCGGAACTATCTATTCGACAGTATCTCCATTCGCGAGGGTATTTATCGGCAAGAAAATTCGCTAACTGAACAGCCTGAGATTGCGTCATCTCACTTTCTTTTGCCAACCACTCCCACATCTCCTCTGGCAACTGTATTCGCCAGGACGCGATGAGACGACGCGTGACCGATACCGGTCTACCGTAATCCATCTTGTTTAAGTATTTCACTTTAGCAAACTTCATTTGATCTTCTCGAGCTCGTCACATAACGTGGCCAGCTTAATAGGAGTTGGTCTTCTCAACGTCTCAATGTTGTCGAGAAGTAATTTAGCGTGTCCGTTTTTCGCACTCGGTACTTCAACGATACCGTCGATCGTTTTGTAAGCGAGCCGATCGATACACATCTCAGCTAATGCAGCGTAGCTGAGATCTCTGTGCAAGTAAAAAGCTGTACTTTTGGTGCGAGTCGTAACAACTGCATCGTCATTGTTTTCGATCTGATTGGCGCCACGAAGAATATACGCACCTCGAAACACGATATCGTTCATCGTAATCGTAGGGTTAATTACTCTTCTCTGCACACCATCTACTACAATGTCTTTGTGCTTACAGATTTTCACCTTACGCTTACCACGCTGTACTGTAATTACGTCCTCGCGACTGCTTGTTTCTTGCTCGGATCTGATACTTACTTGAGTACCTCCCACTCTTAGCAATACTCTTCTAATTGCCTGGGTGCCTACCGTATCAGAAACAAACTGTACATGTAGGTGACGTCTGTCCGCACGATGCTCCCCGTACGCAACGTAGAAAATTCTGCATGAGGTGAACGACACTATGAGATTAGATGGATTAGCCAAAAACCTTTTTAGTTTGTTCAAAGGATTCTTAGGATCCTTAGCGTGGATCGACGAACTATCCTCGATTATGAAATGGACGTCGCACGGGAGACCGTCTATGGTACGTGCAATGTCTTCTTCCCAAATCGAGTACAGACGCTTTTTAGCTTCGAAGTGTCGGGCAGCGTCGCAGAGATCACATTTCCCGCACGGCGAGTAACCATACACCTCGCCACTTTCGTCCTGAGCGACTACCAATCCGCAATCCTCTGCGGATCCGTCGCTGCGGTAATTAATGTGGCCGCCTATGTGCGGCAACATCCATCTATCAAATACCGCTAAGTCTCGATTATCGACGTGCGAATTACGAGACTTGCCCCGCCTAATGAGAGCCATTTTGGGCCCCCATTACATTTTTTGCGCAGCCGATCGCATTGACCACGAACGGCCACGGGCGTACAATTTCCCGTGGAATAAGCACGTTATGACTGATCCTCGTAACGAACCAAAGAAAGACCATGAGCCTCTAACTCATGGTCTTTTTTCATTTGTCGATAACCGACTCATGAACCGAAACATGTTGCCATATTTCGATCCTCGCGACTAGTCCAGAAGGACCTTGATAACTGGATGCACCGGACTGATGAGGTCTAACGTCCCGTCCGCGGCCATCTTTTGCTCAAACTCCACCAACCGCGACATCACTTTCTGTGTTTTTTGTCGAAGCTCTTCCGATTCTTCCTGCAACTTTTTGTATTGTCGCGTAATCTCCTCGATCTCGGCTTTGCGAGCTTTTTTCGCGACGCTGTCTTGCTGTAGGACTTGCCCGACCTTCTTGATGTCGGCCAAAACAACATCGACGTCCGCATGTTTTTCCTTTGCGAAATCATCAACGATTTTTTGAATCTCGCCCGGCATTTCTGCTATCGCCTTAAGCGTTTGCAAGTACAGATCGGTTATCTCTCTCGATTTGGCCTGTAACTTCGCCACTAGTGGCAGCACATTGACGTTGATCGACGATTCGTCCACAGGCTGATTGCTGCTACCGTTCGAATACGCCATCCGCATGGAGAAAAAAGCGTACGACATAACGACCGAGGCCGTAACGACGTCGCTGATTTTTTGCGAGTAATCGAATGACTCGTGTTTTTTATTAACATATTCGGTTATTAGTTCTCTGATGCTTTGGATGATATCGTCAAACGACACGTGGGATTGTTTGATTTGCTCTAGATTGGTCATGTGACTTTCCTTACTTCTAAGTTTTGTGGGCAAAAAAAAAAGACCGGGGATCTCTCCCCGGCCTTACTGATTCGAATCTGATTAGAGGCTCGTGTTCCACGTAATGTTAAACGGAGATACGACCTCGTTTAGCCAAACATACCACCAATGCCACGGGCTCGCCGAGTCGTACGTATTCTGCTGAGCAATATAAAACTCAGTCAACGCCATGGCCACCTGATTAAACAGAACAAAGTAGTACTCGCACTCTGCTTCCCAGTAGGCGATCGCGTAGCCGTCGTTGTTTGCGATAGCTTCGGCTAACTGTTCACATGCGTACGTATATCCAGCACTACCAGCCACAGCGTCGGATATTTATGTCTGATACGCATCATCCGATAGCTCGCAGCTACTGCCGCTCGCCACCCGCTGTGATATGCCGCTACCCAATGAAATTCATTGGTGTGAAACACTTTCTGTGAGTAGCGAATCTTTTCTTTGACGTAAGAGATGATCTCTTCGTCACTTACTTCTGACACGATGCTTCTGCTTCTTCGTGTTCCTTGTTAACAGATGCCATCACAGCACTGACGCCTTCCAGAATATCTTTTTCTGTAAGACCGGCGTCCAACAATGCCTTGACCTTTTCAGCCCTAAGCTTTTTGTTGTTACTGGAAATCTGCTCATACACAATCTCTGTCTTTTGCATAAACATGACCAGATCTACTAAGCGTTGGTCAATCTCGCCTAACGTAGTTGGCGATGGCTGATCTAAACAAAAGCCCGGTATAACAGATCTGTGGGATACCATGACGGCGATAATAGATGCTGCATCCCTACCGTGCCGAAATCGACAATCTCTGCGCATAAATGCTTTACCAAGATCGTCTGTTTTCACGAGCTCTTCGATCTTCAGATTGTCCATCAGCTTCTCGTGGCACTCAGCCAAAGTTTCCTCTGACTTGACATCGAAAATTTTCTTTTCGATTGAATTGTCGATAATCGCGTCGTTCGATGTCGCCAAACCAAAAGCACTGGCTGCGTTACACATCGCGTTTCTTACCATCGAATCGATCACCGTGCTGGCTCGTTCGGTCTTTATCAGGATCGGCTCTGGTTTCTTAGGTTTCGGTGCCGTTGCTTTGGCAGCAACTTTCTTTGTTGCTTTCGACGCCGCTTTCTTCGCAACAGCCGTCTTCACTGCGGCCTTCTTGGCAGCACCTTTTGCCGCCTTCGTCTTCTTTACCGAGATTGAAGATTTCGATGATTGTTTCGATTTCTTTGCCATTTGACTTCTCTCTTTCTCTTTTGTTAGCGGACGTATGCAATCGCATGAAACACTTAACCAAATACTCTTCAGTGAAACCATCCGAGCTCATTACAGCTTGGCATAGGCTTCGTAAGTCTTTGCCCAGGTCATAGAATGCGACCTTTGCAACGGCGAGCTCGTTGTACCTTTTGACGTAAAGACTCTGTATAGCTTCGGCTAGGACCTCTATCTCGTTCGGTATCGGTCCTTCCTTATGAATCGGGCTGTCTTCGTCGAGGATCGAATCATCCTGGCTGCACAAGGCATTAATGCCCTGCTGTAGTACGTCGTTTGGTAACTTACGACTTTCGGCATCCGCTCTGTCTACGGCGCCGGATACCAAACTTTCGAACAGACGAATAGAGCTGCCCGGCAGAAGCGTTGTCTTGGACATTGGTAAACCTCTTTCTCGACTTATTACGATCGAGTACGTGTTAGAGAAACTGAAGATCTTTTACGTTCGTTAAGTGTTAACAGCATGTTCGGCATCCATAATTTCCATTTGGCCGACATACTCATTTGGGGCCATACGTGATCGTCTACCAGGGTCGAATAGTACCTGTAGCTCTCGGTGCTTATGTCATTAATGTCTTTGACCCTGAAATGTACGATCGCCTTACCTAGCTGCATCTGTAACTTACTATTGTGATCGTCGATCAGTAGTAAGAACCGAACACACCCGGCGCGGCTGTAAGTGGTTCTTACAGGAGTTACATGTATTCGCATTGACATAAATCCTGGTGATTGATCGGTTATTAACGACCGATCACGTTCTAAGGAAGATAGGTGATCTATTCAACTTGATAGATCACAGTTTTTACATGTCGGGTTTCACGAATTCAGATACGTGATCATCTCTCGAGCAATATGCATCTCACGATTACAGATGCGTGATCATCATTATTCAGCTTTACCGCACTTTGAGCCGTACGATCGGCTTCCCCCGCCAGCACTTTCTATTTGGGTACCGATAGACAGGCATTTTTACGGACATCCCTTTCCATCTATAGGCCGATGGACAGGCGTTTCTATGCTTATGCCTTTCCATCTATAAGCCGATGGACAGACTTTGGTACATATCCTTACACTTGCACGATAGTTCGTCGTACGACGCATTAATTAATTGTCGGAAGTTCTTACAGATTGACCGCTGTAATGCGGCTTGTGTTCACTTGATGGCCATGATACATGGTGTTTCTTTATGCCATGGCTTCCTTACCTCATGGTAGGTCTTCGGTTGTTTTTCGGTACCGCAAGTATGGCCGTGCGGTCGGCATTTTGCTTTGGCCGTGTTTCGCGTTCTATGGCTACGCGACGAGCTTTACATATCACTCGGTGTCGTTTGACCAGCGTTACGACACGCGTTCTTATACCCCGTCTATCGGCGCATACACCCACCGACAGGTTCTTCGTTTCCGACGTCGGCTTACATTGCTAGCCGATAAGCGTTCGGTACCGAACCTACCATTTCTGTGTCCGTAATTAGCTACTCTACGGATGGATTTTATGTGTGCATCTCTCTTCCGGCATGGTTTCTCGGCCGGTCGATTTTCGTTTTGTGTTTCGGCGTTTTTCGGTGCCGAACGATTTTCGTTTCCATTCTTTTCCTGTACCGCGAACGGTCCTCGCGGTAGGTATTTTGAGGTTATTAATTATGGAGTTGCGACATACGTAGCCTGTCGTCGGCTTTAGCGACAATCTCACCTTTCGGCGCACATGTGACGCCGCCACATTTCCGGAAATTCACGTCACGACATACGGTAGCCTGTCGCCGGCATTTTAGATGGATTGTTGTGTTGTTGATAACTACCCAACACTAGGCTTTGTTCGATCTATTAGCCGATCGAAAGGCTTTGATACGAAGGAGAGAATACACGAGAGAGTATAGGAGGAAACATACGAGAAAACATCCTAGAGAACATCCTAGAATAGATCTCTGTAGGATTAGGACTGCTTAATGTAGAGCTGAATACTATTAAAAAAATTCAGCTACCTAACCTGATGGGTGGTGAAATTATTTTAAGTCATTTGGCCGTAATGGTTTATGTCTATGCACATTTAATTACATATACATAACTAGAGTGTTTTCGATTTCAGAACGCGATTTGATCGGCGCCGAATTCTAAACAGCTAAAATTTCGTACACCGTCGTTCATCAGGTTTTTCAGTACGACGTCGGTAAATGAGAACGCCCGGTCATAAGCCGGGCGTTATCGTTCAAATTGCGATCTTTTGGACCGAATCTAGTTAGCCTTGGCCTTGGCTTCGTCGGCAAGGGCCTTGGCTTCGATTCTACGCCACTCCGCCATCTCTTCAGGTGTCGTCGGCCTAAATCCCTTTCCAGGGCCTTTATAGGTCAATTGTGCGGGTCTTGGCCATTCTTTCTTGCACCAAGTACAGATCACGTGTGACATCGTGAAGTCGGTACCGTCGTACTGGGCTTCCATGCGTTCGTGGACACAGTTGGCTTGTTCGGCTTTTTTAACTCGAGCAAGCTCTTTTTGAAGTTCCTTGATTTTCAACTCAAGGAGTTCGATTGGATTCGAGCGAATCCGCTCGACTAACGTCATCTGAGACTGGCCCCGTAAAGCGGATGTGGCGATAACAACTAACAGAACAACGCCCACAAAAGCAAAAGTGACCATTCCGTAACGAATCTTAAAGTAAGCCATATTTGGGCACATAGCATTCAATCTCCGTTAGTAAGGGACGATGCTGTCCCGGTTAGTAACAGATTTCTGCTCAAGTCCTTATGTTAGGTTTCCGATTTAACAATAAAACGATGTACGAAAATGGAACCCGCCGTAGTTGCTAGTATAAGCAACGCGCATGCCGTGATTCCGCAGCCAATTTCTCCTACTAGCCTAAGAGTGAGGCAAGCGACGAGGGCCACCCAGAATGGTAGGCAGTTGGCGCATTGGATAGCGTAATACACCTTGTCGGCGATGTATTTATTCGGAATTGCAAACATTAAGAGCGACTTGTAATCTCCGTTCTGCAATCTTGCTCGAAAATCCCCAAGTAGGGCTGAGTTGAACCACACGTAGTGGAAGAAACCCAAGGCACAGCTGAGAAGAAGGAAGTACTCGAAAAGCATAGAAATCGCCCCTTATCTGTTGTTTACTGATTCGAGCTCGGAAATGAGCTCTGTCCAATCGATGCTAACGAGTGCCGGATCTTGTCGCAACGCTGCAATAACCCGGCGAACCACTTTAGCGTAAGCAAGAGTGTGCTGACGTTCTTCTACGAGGGTAGAGCTCATTTCTCGAACGATGTCGACAATGTCGATGTTTTCCGGAGTCACCATGTGTGGGTCCTCGGAGAACCAGTCGATCACTGGATCGGCGGCCTTAATTACATTAAGGTTTCGTTGTTTTAAGAAATTACATTCTTTGATCAGGCACGGGACGCAGACGTAATAGCTGCCTTCGTTACTTCCCGGCATGCCTGCTTCTTCGCTGGGATTACGGCTTAGATACCCGTTACACTTACGGCATCGAGAGAGTGCTACGGTATCTGGCTTTCGACCATTCTCGTCCTGGGTTATTTGTTCCAGGTCAGCCAGAAGCGATCGACTAACGTTAATAGACAACCGATCGTCGTCGCCTGGGGACAGAATCATGTCCTTGATAAATCGTTCGACGGCACTTTGGGTATTAACAAACAACCTTGCAAACACAGTGCGGTCGCACCCTGTACCTGTGTCGTATACTGTCTCACCTACTTCGTTAGTAAGCTCTTTGGTACCGCACATCCATACTTTGTTGGGCGAAGCTATATGCGATCGCGGCATACCACAGAACGGACATTTGTCTCTGGCCATTGGAAATCTCTGTTGCGACCTTACGGTCTAGGCTCTTTATACTGATCCACCGCTTGGATATGATCGAACGCGGTAGCATCAGTGTCTTTCCGTAGGTCCACGACCGTTCCCGGGTTAGGAATCAGGTTGTGGGTGGATACCGTAATGCTTACACCTTGACGTTGGGTGGTTAGTATTCCGGTCTTATGCAAATAGGTTGGCGGTGACGATTTCATGAGCACATCCATCTACAACAACAAAGGTGAAGTCGATGCGAGATTGTTCGGTCAGGATTTGGCCAGGAAGATACAGCTCTCGCAGAGCCTAACCTACCTGTTGCCATTAGTGTTTTCATGGAAAGGTGAGCCGGTAAACCTGCATCACCATTATCCATTCGAGCCCATGTTCGACTTGATACCACCGAGACGAACACTCCTAATGTGCGGTCGTCAGGTAGGTAAATCGTTCCAAAGTGCACTGTCGATAACCACCGACTGCATGGTTAGGCCTCACTTTCAAGTTCTATTCGTTACACCTCTGTTCGAGCAAGTTCGGCGGTTCTCCACGCTTTATTTGGCGCCGCTGATAGGGGAGAGCCCGTCTAAGCGAGTTTTGACAGGTAAGGGTGCTACCAACCAAGTATTACAACGGACGCTCGGCAATAAGTCCTCAATCTTCCTAAGTTACGCCGGTAGAGACGCGAACCGTATCCGCGGTACTTCGGCCAACAAAGTAAATTACGACGAGTTTCAATTGTTCGTGGAAGATCTTTTACCAGCCATCCGTAACGTAATGGGTGGTAGTAAGACGGGCGAGTATGAGACATTCTCGGGAACCCCTCTCACACCATCCAACGTACTGTCACGTTACTGGCGCCGAACGAGTATGTCGGAATGGGCGATTCCGTGTCGTTCGTGTAATTACACTAACATTCCGGCTAGAGAATACGATCTCGAAGCCATTATTGGACCTTACCATCCAGATATAAGCCCTGACTGTCCCGGTACTCTATGTCGTAAGTGCCGTAAGCCTATATTCACTCAGGACGGCGTATGGTGGCATAGGGATCCATCTAAGTGGTTTGAGTTCCGAGGTATGCATCTGCCTCAGATCGTCATGCCTTGGCATGCTACGGATCCTTCGCGATGGAAAGAATTACACATTACGTTAGCTCGCGGCGACGAGCGTGAAATCTACAACGAAATCTGTGCCGAACCATGCGACTCCGGGTTTAGGCCGCTATCAACGGCACAGCTACAAGCAGCAGCCTGCTTACAGCACCCTAACACATTAGCTGGTGCGCTGTCGGTTAAAGAAAGATACGTACGCTTCGCCATGGGTATCGACTGGGGTGGTGGCGGTGTGAGCCGTGTGTCGCGAACCAAGGCTGCGATCATCGGTGTTACGCCACTTGGCGAGACGCATGTGATTTACGGGATCGACATGAACATGTCGTTCAGCCCTATCAAAGAAGCTAAAGCGTTGTTGGCCTTAGCAAATAGATTCGGATGCGAGATCATCGCTCACGACGCCAGCGGTGGTTTGGGTAGTGTTAGCGAGAACATCTTACAGACAGTAGGCATGTTGCCGTGTGAGGTCATGGGTATGACCTATGTCGGCACCTACCCTAGTGGAGCCTTCATCAAGGGAAACATCGACGAGATGGCCGGTAAGGAGTACTTCACCGTAGACCGCTCGAGGTCGTTACAGTTTGTGTTCGAGTGTATCAAACAAGGGAAGCTTAAATTCTTCCAATACGATTACGAGAGCGACAACAATCCCGGACTGCTACACGACTTCCTGTCGATAGCAGCCGAGATCGGTCGAACCGGCGTTGGTCGCGACGTGCTCAACTTCATTCGCGAAGAGAACATGTCTGATGACTTCGCACACGCCGTTAATTTCGCATGCCTAGGTATGTGGCAGACGTACCACAACTGGCCGCAGGTTAATTACAAAGGGTCTACGTTAGACATGAACCAAGTAGCCGAATGGGCAACTGTCGGGTCGAACTATTACTCCGATGAAGAGATCGAGTCGATTCTTAAGGAAGTAACGGTACAACCATTGTCTTACGAAATTTTTAACGACTGACATCCCTAACGATCTGTATGCTTCCGTTGAAGAGTTGACAATTGTCGGTACCGTCTTTGGTTTTTGACAGTGCCAACGCCGCGACAATGTCTCTGACTTCGGGCGACGGATCTCTCGAAAGTAACGTTAATATCCATCCTTCGATTTGACTTGCTGTGTTGCCGCTGTAAGTCTCTCTCAAAGCGAGCTTACGTCTATGGATAAGGTCTTTACCGAAAGGCTTCAAGTCGATCGGCTGGTAGTTCTCGGCCGCTGTTCGAAGGAAGTACGTCAGATCGTAATACGACGTACTGCCGGACGTTATCTGATCCCACGCTTTATAGAATATGTCCTGGGCTACGCTACGACTGACGTATTCACTGGCCCATAAGTACCCGCTAATCGAAATGTCACTAGAAGAAGAAGTGCATATGTCGACAAGATTTATGGCACCTCCGTCTAAATCGTATTCGTTAGGGTACAACCGTTTGACACCTAAAAAGGCGTGATCTTTTTCTGACGGATGTAGCCACCACGACATGCGGTAGCGGTTCATTCCTGTCAAATTTTTAACTGCGTAAGTCAAAGCTATAGGGTCGAGCTCTGTTGCACCGCCATACCAATGCATTGGGTTGAATATGTCTTCCACATACTCGCGTAGCTCCGGGAAAACGTAGAATGCGGAACCGAACGTATGATAGATCGGTTCTCGCATGTACATTTTCTTACGATTTTTCGTAACAGTCGGCAGAGCGTCGAAATAGGAGTACACCCATTTCTTTCTGTCTTTCGGCTGAACGATAGCGAATAAGACAAACGGTTTGGCCCAGTAATTTTTCTTGAGCACATCGAGTAAGTATTCGATGTCACAAGTTTCGAATGGTTTCTTACGTAGAATCAACGATTTGAATCGAATTAAGAAATCCGTAAAACCGATCGCAGTAAACTGCGGACATTTAGTCGGCATCGAACTCCTCAAAATCGTCTGGATTAACAACGATGACTTTGCCGAACTCAGGACGTGTACCGTCTTTGGTCAGCAAAACACAGATGTGGTCGAACGGATATTTCTCGTCATTGTTCCAGCAGCAATAGCCGTCGGTGATAGTAATCACCAACGATGGACGCGGGTTGTGCTTAGCGAAGAACGCCAAGCCCCGATTCATATCCGTACCGCCACCGCCGACCAACTTGATTTGGTTGACGTTGGTAGCCTTCGTGGCCGTATGAACGTCTGCGTCACAAGATACGTGATAGACTTCTTGGATGTGTTTCAACGCACTCGACACAACACCCATAGCTCGATCGTGGATACCGTGCATAGATCCGGACGTATCGGAATTGATACCAACGACCGGTTCGTACTTAATCATCCCTGGGACGATCATCTTGCCGAACACTTGTTGTTGTGGGTGGCGTACGTCGTACGACTCATCCATGCGGCCACGGGACGTAATGCCGCGGACGCAAGACTGAAACTCTCGCCACCACGGAATCCGTGGCTCTTTGAGTTCGCCTTCTGCCCAAACGATCATCTCGTTAGGAACGCTACCGGGACGCTTCGAGTTGTGCTCGAACATTTTTCTAGCACATTCTTCGCGAATCATGTTACCGCGAATATCTTCAACCCTGTCGCCTTTCTGCGGAACGTCGTACTCTTCTCCGCCATTCTTAGCTGGGTTGTTTTCGTAATCCTTCTCGATACCGTCTGACCCGGAGCCTTGACCGACACCGTAACCGCTGGACAGCAACACATCGATGTCAAGCTGTGGTACGTTGTCCATCAACCAATCGTAATACTGTTCGAACGACCATCCTTCAGGCAAACCGTACATGGACGGCATGACCACATAGTTTGGCAGCGTGAACTTGTTGTCGCGTACGATCGGATTAACGCACATGTCCATAGCTACGTTCGCTATGGTATGCGTTCGCGTATTTACACCGTGGTTCTTTGCTCGTATGGCATGGCGAAGAACCAAGTGATAAGTTTCGTGCAAGAACACGGCGTTGATGTGTTCTTGCGGCGTCCGAATAAGAGCATCGGGTCGAACGTAACATCGCCAGTATTTGTCGACCGCCATCGTTGCGTTCAATTCACGTGAGATCATGAACGTTACTGCGTTGAACGCACTGGCAAAGTAAGGCATAGCCGTGATTACTTTGTACCGGGCCACTTGCAGTCGTGTCTTGGCCTCAGTGATTTCTGCACTGCTCAAGTCGGCACAAGGTTCACCAGAGTACACGTGGTCAAGAACCCATTGCTCGTCTTGCGTAACTTTGTTCTTACGCAAAGTCGAAGAATTGCCTTGAGATTTCGATACGTTTTTCGCGCCTTTAGCGACAGGTTTTCTAATAGCCATACATCCTCCGAGAAAAGCCCCGGGATAACCCAGGGCTGTGTGAAAATAGACATTACGGAACGACCGACGACCTTACTTAGTGTCGCGGATCAAACCGGCTCGTTTCAGAAACTCGTGCTTGGATCCAAGATCTCCTAGAGACAAAGGCCACTTAGGATCACGGAGTCCCATGATCGCTGGAGCAACAGCTGCAAGAACATCGTCATGCGTGATGTGCTTCGCAGTGATAACGCGACACGCATTCTGCCATCGCTCCAAGGTATTGTTGTTGGTCAGAGACGCGATGATGCTACCGTAAACGGCAAACACGATGTCGGTCCGATTTCCAGGCTTCCATCGATTGACCGCAGTCTTATCGTTCAGAAGCTCTTCGGGATCTGGCAGATCCAGTTCGCGGTTGTAGGCCGAGAACGCTGCTGCCGGACCGATACCGATGATCTGACTCATGGCTTCTACCGCAGCGTCTGCGGAGTTTCCAGCCTGCATTTCGGCTGCGTGCTGGAACGCGGCCAATTCCCAAGAACGAGGCGATGGCCAAGGCTTGCTTCGCTTGGACTCGTCTTTCGGGAAGTCGTACAACGCGGTCGGATTCTTTTGAATGTAACCGGCCACCAACGCCAAACTCTGTCGCTCACCCACCGATCGCGAGCTTTGCGACGGACGACCCCAGTTAGTGATCGCCCCCTTAGCCCAGGCCTGACCATCTGGGTTGATGTTGACGTGGCGAAGTCGGTTCGCCATAGCACCGTCAAGCTCGTAACACGTGGATACGTGCTCAGGCAGGTTGAACGCGCAGATAACGAACACGTCCTCTGGCAAGTAAATGTTCTCGATCGCACGGTTGCAAATCAATCGCAACGCTGTCGCACGAACGGCCGGTGGCGCGGTCGACAACTCATCGAGAAAGAGGATACCCTTACCTGCTCGACAAAGCCGAGAGAACCACTCAGGGATAATTCGCTGAGCGATCGGTACGCCGATTTCCGCGTCCTCTTTCGCCCACAGCATACCGCCGATCTCGCCGTTGGTGCACAGAGATGCCGTCAACAACTCGACAGGAAAATCCTTACGTTCCATCGCACTGATGGCAGAAGTCTTACCGATACCAGGAGGGCCTACCAACGCGGTAGGAACCTTGCTTGACACTGTAATGCCCAAGGAATCGATCCTCAAAATCGCCATTTTTGCTCCAGTAGCTAAAAAATGAATCAAACAAACGAAACACACAAAAGGTCAAACACAAGCCGCTACCTACAAGTTTGTTTGACTTGTAGGTAGCGACCACATTACCGAGATTCTCAGAACTTATCGAACACGCCGACGTTGACGCCAACCACGTCAACAACGTCGTCACTCATACAGTCCAGAATAGGATCGAGTCGAAGATCGAACTCGATATGATCATCCCAGGCTGCGAACGGAACGACATTGTCGTCCCATCCACACGACGTCGGCTGAGCAACGGTATCAGCCAACTTCGAAACTTTACGAACTGACTTACGACTTCCAGACATTTGCCACTCCTTTGGGCAAAACACAAAAGATACGATCGCACCCATCCAGAGGTGCGATTATTTGGCCTCGGCGTGTGCCGAAGCTTCTACACTAACCTGGGGCCATGCAGGCACATCTCTGTGTGCATTCATGACTTCTTCCCAGCTTTGATATCCGATGGATGGTGCCCGTCGGAACATCATGAATCGATCAGCCGAAGCAACATCGGTTCGGCATAGATTCGGGTACACAAAAAATTCGACAGCTTCTAGAGCTGCGAAAACACGGTCGCCCATATTTCTGGCGACGTTCTCGGCTACTTGCATGCAGATGTGATCTGCTTCGATACCGACCGACAAAAGAGTGTCGTCAGCATCTTCTTCGCTTTCGCTATCAACTAGGAAAGACAGCCGGTTTGCTTTGGCGGCCAAAGCAACAGCCGCAGCAAACATGGCCGCAGCAAACATACCAACAACGTTAGCAACGATCGACGAAACAAACTTGAAAATGAACATGGTTTTTCCCTCAACAAAACTAATAGAAACAGCGGCTAAATACCACACGTCTCTATGTAGTGCATTTGAGGGAAAAATTAAGCTACGACACGAGCGCAGGTGATCGACGAGAAGGAGCGTAGATAAGGCCTGCCGTCTTGTTGGACACGAGGTTAGTAAGCCGGCTGGCTTGTTCGTAATTGAGCGATTCTAGATCGGCAGGCGCACCGCTAAGAGAATCCTCTGATACCTTACCAACGAACGCCCAGTCGGCCTCTGTGAAGTCGACAATCGAACTTGGATCGATAACGGCGCCGTTGGCTAGCTTTACCACAGATACATTTCTGTCCGGTGCTAGATCTACGATTACATTACGATTCCGATCGATACACATCGGATCGAGTACTGTCGCCATTTTGTAATGCAAAGACTGGAGCTCGTCTCCGAACATATCTTCGGCAACATCTGCTATCGCATTTCGAGTCGATACATCTTCGTCGGCCACAGGAATGCCGCGGATCACCGATGCTACCTTTCGACCGTTGTAACACCCGGCAGTACAGGCCAGCTTTCCAAGCTTGTCCGTTTGCGACTGGGACAGCATTACATCTCTTTTTTCGGCCACATCCAAAATATCGGAAGCCATTTTCACTACTTGGTCTACGCCCTGGGAGGCGGTCAAGTTGATGTCGTGTCGGCACAACCATTCGGCCGCAGCTTTGACTTCCGCATCGTTTCTCAGCGGAATGCTGGTATCATAAGATGCCTGCTTCACCATGAGATCAGCTTCTGTTTCGATGATTTTTTGAATGTCATCGGTGATTTGCCAAAAGGAAGCCGCTTTCATTAGGTGCCGTTCGACTTTATGTTGGATATCGGCGGGTACGTTGTTTCGTTGCTCCATGTAGTAAGCGGCACTCATCCATGTGGCGCACTTCGAGTTACATGGAAACATGGGCTTCGGGGCTACGATCGCATAATCGTTAGGATCCACGTATCCTGATCCCAATTTCGCTGTAGCGGTCTTCGACGATGTGTCGTCGGCCAATTCGGCCAGTACGCTCTCCACGTACGCGGGAGCGGCGTGCTTAATTTTGACGGCGTGAAAAATTTGGCGCCCTGAGTCAGAAACCCAATCAACTAGCGGCAATTTCGACATGGATCATCTCGACTGGATCAAACTAATAAAACTGATGGGCGTTACGCCCGTGTCCAATACATTACCAACCGTAGCCAATTGCCCACTCTGTAATCGAGGTCGTATGACCTTAACCGTAGACAGGTGTTACGGCGGCACTTGGTTTCATTGTTCGAGTTGCAATCAAGCCGGAGACATGATTTCCCTGGCCGTTGCTAGGTTTAAGTTATCAGAATTACAGGTGATTGCACAACTTGAACACGGCGGAATCATAAAACCGTTACAAAATCCGCAGCTATTTTTGGATCGTCGACGCCGTCGATTAATGATGCCTTACGAAAATAGCCGCAATCTGATGGACGTTTCCACCCGCGGCGGCAAGATCGTAATTAATAACCAAGCGGCTGTAACTGCCGAAAAAATCGGCCTTAAAGTCGAATCAGCCATGTCATGGGCGCCGGATACGACCGGCAAATTAATAGGCTGGGCAGACGCCGATCGGATCGAAGAAGGCTTCCAAATCAAATACCCGTTCGGTCAGGGATCGGTTCGTAAGTACCATAACCGTCGTATCTGCCCTGTCTCGATAGAGTACGCCTTTGTCCTGCCCTTCTACGATCTTCCCGGCCGAGTAGCCAACATTTCCCTGCTGCTGCCCAACTCCAGGAACGTATGGCAATTCGTCGAAGCGTCCGTTAAATACGCCAACGCCAACGGCCCTTACGTATCCGGTGGTGTATTCACCCATCCGTCCGTTTTCGATTCGCCAGCCGGGTCCTCGATCGTTCTTACAGATAATCTCGAGCTGGCCGTCAGGATGCACGTCAAGCAGTTCAACCGCGGTTTCGCTCCGCTCCAGCTGGCCTGTTACAACGACAGCCACATCTCCACGACAGACTGGCAGATCCTGTCTGGGAAAGAACTCGTTTTCTGGACATCGTCTATGGATCCGAAAGTCTTTGCCAAGGCGGTTTCTGCCGATGGAAAGATCGCCAGCAATCGTAGCGATGTAGGCGAGGCTTCGGATTACGTCGACAACGTGGCCCCAACCGGTGTTATCAAGTCCTTGGTGGAACGAGCTAAGCCGTGGCAGGCATGCGTCGAAATCATCGCCGAGAAGTGGCCCAATGACCGTATCCTGGCCTTCGTGTCCAAAGCGAACCTTTCGCCTGAGATGTTGCACAAGGTCCTTAACGCTTTCCCGTCTGGCGTACGGAGCCGTCTAAAACGTGCCCTGGACACCGACAGCCCTTTCCGATCGCTGCAGACCAGTAAAGGACGGGTGGAGCAGCGAACGTCTGGGTGGTTCCACGTTGACGATAAAGGCGAGGAAATGATCATTGGGGCGCCGTTTCGATTGACCCACGCCGTGACTCAAGAGACCGGTAACGATCTAGCGATCACTTACCGAGGCGAAACACGATTTCGCAACCGAGTCATCCCGTTCACGATCGATAAAGAAACATTTCACAGCAAGCCTCTTAAGACTATCCACGACGTAATCGTGAAGTCTGGCGCAGGCGTTCCAGCCTACAACCCTAAGTACGAATCAATTATGGGCTCGATCGTCTTACAGTTCTCGTCGCCGGACGTCGTATCCGGAGTATCTAGATTCGGCTACGACCAACGCAACAGCACGTTCGTTACGCCCAAAGGTGCCTTCGTAAGCGGCACCAGAGAAATCCGGGGAGTTGACTGCAGCGAGTCCAGTGTGCCACTAGAAAACGTGTGCGTCCCGTATTCCAGGTTCTTAGTGCGTAACGCTAAGAAGACTTGGTCACCGTTACACATTGCTGCAGCTCGTCAATTAGCGTTGCAGATGCTGAGTCCCGTAAACGGTAACTCGCTCAACCTCTTTCATTCTGGTACGTCGGCAGGCTTAGTAATTGACGAGATAGTTGGTTGGCTAGGGCTCGACACCGTCGGCGGAAACATTATTACGAATGTCGACAATCTAACTACTAGGCACGCTCTGCCAGTTAATGTCAGGCTCGGAACGAAGGTCACCAAGCAAGTCCTGGCCGAGGTGTTCAATCACCGTACGACAACGTGTATTACTAAGACCAATCACGCAACGTTACTGTACGGTACGCTGAGCCGTGCGGGTTTGTCGGTAGTTTCAGCGGTTAATGATCGCTACAGCCCGGCCAGTAGCGACTGTCTGTGGAATGTTCTGCGAGAGTCTATCCACGGTGTAATGCTGTCGTGTCACAGCGGCAATCGACCGACCATGCCCGTCATCGCGTCCGTGATCGATACAGCGTTTAAGAAAGAGTTCGGCGCCACTGAGTTTATTAATGCCGTTAATTCACATGTAATTAATGATGAATCCAAGAACGACGCCGAACGATTGGCACTAGTAGCTACGTGGCTTGTTGGTGTTGGTCGCATGGCTATCACGCGACATAGAGGAAAGCTTGTTAAGAGACGAGCCGTCTATAGAGATTTACGGGCCGATAAAGCTTACATACCGTGTACCGACTTCACGCAAGCCATACGAGAGGCAGGGGCACCACATCCCACTGTATCGATCGAACTTCCTAAAACGGAAATAGACGGCGTACCTTGTTGGACTGTGCCGCTGGAATTCGTTAACTCGACTATCGACGGCATACGAGCCAATGCTGGTGCTTTAAGAGTGTTCGTCTCAGGGGGCTAAAAAAAAAAAGCCGAACACTAGGTTCGGCTTCTTCTCTTATCGCTCAGAGCTGTACAAGATCTTTGAGCATCTTGC